GCATCTCCTCCACAATAATACAAGACGTAATCATCTCCATTAAGTGATGAACAATTATATTTAACCTCAAATTCAATAGGCGTTTGCCCCTGAACTTTAGTCTCAGTATCAATAAAATCATCAATACCATTAAACACATATATGCCACCCTTATTAGGTGAGCCATCGTGCTTACCTATTTCATCTTTCCATACTCCACTTTCAATATACTTATTAAACTGTAATAAGTCTACTTTAGGGAAGCATAAAGTATCACCATTATGATATTGGTGATACTGTCTACAACTTGTATGTATATTAATACAACTCATTACTTCGATAAAAACATTAAACTATTATCAACAGTAGTACCTGTATCTATGATTTTAATCACTTCTGTACAACTTGCCTTTAACTTCCATACGGCTATTTCGTTAACCGTTTCATCAGCATACATAACTTTGACAATAGCATCATCATCAGCATCTGCATGCATAAATAGTAATACACCCTCACGTAGATGATTCTCTAAGTCATCATCTCGGAGTGTAGCGATGTCTATTTCACCAACGCTATGTAACTTAGCCCTACTTCCAGACTGACTAAGTATAAAAGTTCTATTCTTTAAAAGCCCTGAAATAGCTTTAGTATAGACTCTTGTGTACTCTTTTAAATTATTCATTATCTATTATTTTAATTATTATTAAATTGTAGTTACTACTAATACTCCAGCATTATCGATAGTTATCTTAGCCTTAACACTACCGTCAGGACTAGTAAGTTGAATACCTTCACCCGGCTCAGACGTAATTAACTTAGGTACCATAACTGTATTAGCTTCATTTAACGTTTGATTACTTCCTCCTAGTATAACACTATTATTGGCTGAAGCAATTACATTATTATAACCTCCTAGTATTACAGCCCTAGCTGAATCGGTAATACTAGTTAACATACCGCCAAGTATTACCGTATAAAATGATTTACTACATATACTATGGTCTTCCCCACCTAGTATAACTGAATAATTACCAGCAGCATCATTATCTAAGGTACGTGCTGTACCTATCCCTGACGTAGAGAAGTTAAAGGCGTTATGACCTGATGCGATGACAGGTTTAATAATAGACCCTAGTCCTCCTGTAAAACTAGCACCTCCTATCGCTCTAGTATATGTACCCGTAGCTAAATCATTTTTAGTACTATTAACCCTATATTCACCAAACATTACCGCCATTAAAGGATGAGCTGTATGGTTACATATAGTTACTGTACAAGTGCCATCACCATTATCAACAGTGCTTGCTATATCACATAGTTCATATAATATATAATTTGTTTTAATATAAGTATATAATCTAATACGATTTGCCCCGACAGGTATATCTGAAATGTTAACTAGTATGGATGTATTATCTATAATAGTAATATTCTTAAAATCACCCGTCCAAGTAGCAGTAGTTATAGTAATAGCACCTGCGATAGTCGTATCCCCCATAGCTACGGCATTCTCACCCCTAGCCTGTACGTTTTGGGATATAGGCTTAATAGCATTTACACCATCTCCTTCTTCCCATAGACCATTACTGGCGGTATCGACATCTGCTATAACACTCCAACTAACGCCGTTCCACACAATACCATTACCGTTATAGATAGTAGTACCTGCTAAGTCACCAGTAGTAAATAAGTAACCATTAGTTACTAACCCTTCTATAGACCATATACCATTATCTAAACCTGTTAATGAAGGATATTCATTACCTGTTCCCGGAGTCCAACTACCTATATTCTCAAAACCAGATACTGTGGTATTACCACTTATTAGCCTAAAATCATTAATATCCATCTGACGTTTATTAATATCAGTGACTATCAATTCATAAAGCTCATTCTTGTCATTGTTACCATCAACAACCATTATTATCATACCCACTTCTCTAAGAGTTGTAGGTATTCTAAACATACGTAACATGTTAGCTACTTTAAACATTGTTACACTTTTACCTTTATCCATTTTATTTATTTATTTTAATTAGCACAACATACATTGTGACACTCACCTACGATACTACTATTATTAAATGAGAAAGGAGGTACTAAACACTCCTGTATATTATATATACACAGCCTACCTACTTCTGCTAACTCAGCTATATTAATATCAGGAACTCCCGTATTAGCTAAATCTAATTCTGTTATAAGATTAGTAATATAATCAATTAATGTAGTAGGCTCAACCTCAAAACTAGTTTCAACACCATGAGTTATGGACTCTATACCATATACAATATCGGATAATTCTACTTCATATAAATGTAACAGTCTGTTAATATCTACACCTTTACATTTAAGAGTTTCAATAGCTTCTAGTAAATCATTCTCTGCTAAGAATGTATCTAGCTCTTTGAATTTATCAGCATTATCTATCAAATAAATGATTAGAATATGAGAAAGAAAATAGATTCTATTAATAGCCATATGCTTATTACTAAAACCTGTTAATCTTTCATTGCTATCAACCTGAGAATAAAGGCTAAGAACATCATCTTTGAATACAGTGAAGTTCTTTAACCAATACTCTATAGTTGTATTTATATCTATACCTTTACCTAAAATCATAACTTAACAGCTAGAACAATTAGTAAATTTATCATCACAAATAGTACAATAATCAGAAATACGTTCCATTATTTGACTTATATCGGATACTTGTAGAGAATCTATATCTCGTATAATACTATCCGTATTAAAATTAAATGTAGGGTTATTATGACTAATTAAAGATAAGTATGTTTGATATTGTATAATAATAGCATTAGCTTTATAATGTATATTCTCTTCACATTTATCATTACTACAGTTACATATACTATCTTTAATAACCTGTAGTAAACAAGCATTCATTTTACAAGTAGCGATATAGTAATATTCATCACCATCTATAACTACTTTGTAAATACCATCTGTAGCAAATACATTAATCAAGTTATCCAATGGTTCTATAATACTAGTTACAGCATCATCGAATTCATACTGAGCATTAGGAGTATATATAACAACATCCATAGGGCTAGCAGTTAGATTCTTAATCACTACCTCATTACATGAGTTCTGTAAGAATAAATACTTATTACCACCTTGAATTAACTTATTATCAGAACATTCCAATATAGTAGTTAATACACCATTAACCATAGCCGTAGCTCTAATAGTATAAGATACTAAGTAATCACCCTTCGCAGGTATAGTAAAATCAAATCTATAATCTTCTCTATCATACTCGTTAATCACATAGTGTCCACTTGTAAATGTAAGTGATGCGAATGTAGATGTTTGAGTTTCTATAACATTACCTGTAAAGTCTTGTAGCTTCCATTCAATCTCTAAGTCTGAGAATAGCGTAACTATATCATCTCTCTTCCAGAACTTACTTAGACTAGGAATATCCATATTAGCATAAGCTATACCTGTTTCAAGCACTAAGCATGATTCAGTACAATCACTATCGGATACGACCTCTATGTAATGATTAAGCGAAGTAAGTTGACCCTTAACGATACGTTTACTAGTTTTACCATTACATGTTCTAGTGATACAAACATCTTCTTTAATACAGAAGTGACCATTACTAGCAACCAGTGTTTCCACTAGCTCCCCCGTCAGTAGAGACGTTACATTATATTCATTAACTTGATTAGTATCTACATACCCCTGATTATTAAACAGATATATAACATTAAATAGAGGATGTCTATAAGCAATAAAATCACTATGGACACCTAAACTTAAATCATTCTGAACTAATAACGGAGTTGTAACAAATGATATAGCGTTAGATGATAACGGAGGAGTAACAATAACAGGTAACACTTCAAATAACGTACCTGTTATATAGTCACTTAGTATATCAGCATTTAATTGCATTTGAAACCCATCATATATATGGTTATCACTAGTGCTAGTATGTATTTCAAACGTATACGTAGTAATGCCATCTTCGGTAACACTATCTATTATATCACCTATAGTTACTAAGTTATCACTTTCAATAGCTACTAATGTATAATTACCTGTAACCTCATGTAAATACCAAGTACCCGTCATCTTAACATTAGGATGATTAATAATACTAGTATTAAGAAGAGCCATATTAGGATTCTGCATGATAACCTCAGTTAAGGACGCTATAGCTAAACTATAAAGAACTATAACGAAATCATTATTATGAGCTACAACATCAGGTTTATTCTGCCCGGTAAGAATACGCTCACAATTCTCATCAGCATTGAAACTGTAATTAGCTTCAGCATCCGCTATAGCTATAGGTAAGGCAGAATTATAATTAGGAAAGTCCCCTAAAGGTGCTAGTAAATAATTATCATTCCTATTATTACCTGTATCAAATCCAAATATCCTAAAGTTATTAAGATAAGGAGTATATGCATCATCATTAATAGCTATTTCTAAATCTACAAAGTCCCATACCTCACCATCTTCAATATCAACAGTTATGGTTCTAAGCCTTACCCCGTTAGGTATATCATTAAAAACATGAGTAGAAATATCGCAAGCTTTAGTATTATCATTACTATCAATAACATCGAAAGTAGTTCCAACACTTGTGTCTGAATTATAGACCTCTATTGACTTATTACGTATGCTAAAGTCAACAGTTACAGGAGTATATTCCTTATTGCTAAAGGTTAACTCTGTTTCAGCTTTGACTATATTAAATCTAAATATCATAATTATTGTTTTTAAATTATTAAAAAGGGAGTTATACATGTAGCATAACTCCCCATAAATTGCAATATGATATGTAAGTTTATTATGCCGTAGCTATTGTCATTAGCATACTAAGAACATCAGCTTGTTGTGTATCTGCAGCAGAACCGAAAGACATAACAATAACACCTTTACTGGCTTTACCTATTTCAGTATTAGCATTAGGTGAAGGGTCTGAACTCTCAACTAGAATAATATCATTATCCAACATAGATTGGTCAATGAAACTACCTTGTGAGAACATTCCCGGAACAGGTCTCTCAGTCTGACGACCTAACCCATCAAAGTAATCACTTTCGTAATCAGCTAATTGAGAAAGATTACCATTACCGATAACTAATGCATTAGGAACTGTATAACCAACAGTGTAAACTTTATTAACTAACTTACATTCTAGAACATCAGCGTTAATAAGAATCTCACCTGCCCCTACTTTGAAGGTAGTAGCAAAATCCTTAGCTACGAACTTAATACCGTAGTTAGTACCAGCACTTACGTTACTAGCGACAACTCCAACAATAGGATTTGCATTAACTTTAGCAACCAATCTGTTTATGATAGTTGTCTCAGTATCTCCAAACTCAACTATAGTATCAAATACTTTAGTATCTTTAGAGTTAGTTACCTTAGTAACCCCTTCTGATTTAACCCAAATTGAAGCTGTATCACCTTCTACTAATGTAGGGAAGTTTAAGTCATATGCTGTGGTCGTACCATCGAAACCTAGAAAAGCTTCTTTCTTAGTAGCCGCTTCATACGCCTTAGATTTAACCTGAATACTCTTATTGAATATAGGTTGAGTCGTGAATAACTCTCCGTCCTTGCTCATGAACGCAATAGTAACATACTCACCAGTAACACTAGAAGCTGTACCACCTACAACTTTTGTGCCATCTGTATTGAATATGCCTATTTGTCCAGCCAATAGACCATTAATGCCATCTACCTTTGCGACTGTAGAAGCAGCAGCATTATACGCTGCGAAAAACTGTTTCATAATTTTATAACTTTAATAATTAAACTTTATTTAGCTTTCTCGTCACCATCAGCATCAAATTCTTCAATAGGTTTAATGTCAAACTTCTCATGAATCATAACCTTTAACTCTTTAAAGTCTTTAGGTTCAGAATCAATGATAGTTAATACCTCATTGATAGTTTGCTGTACGGCTATTTGTTGTACATATGTACCTTTCTTAATCTTTGCCATATTTATTTATAAATTAGTAATTAAATTCTCATTGATAATAGACTTATAATTGCTATCATCTATAAATGCCTTAATTTTACGAACGGCAATACTTATAATTTCTACACTATGACGCTTTACATCGGTCATCACATTAGCTTTATAGTTAACTAGCACAGGCTTCTTAATATAATCAAGTGTCAGTTCATCTATTATAAATCGTGAATCAGTATGTATAAATGCCTTATTCCCGATAACCTCAATTAAAGGACTAGCAGGATTAGTAGTAGCGAACTCGTCTCTAAGAATCTCATGTATATACTTACTAGACATTGTTCTACATGGAATACCTGATAGCACTTGCGAACTCTCATTAACAAGTGACATAATAGGAAGAGTAGTTATGATTTTACTCCTAACATAATTAAACCCATTATAATCTAAAGTAACAATATTATAAGTATCATCATTGTGTAAATCAACTATAATAAAACTGTTAGCTTCATATCTATCTCCGTATCGTTCCCAATATAATTCAAATCCATTAAGCTTATTAATCTGATTAATCATATCAGCAATAATAATAAACTTACTAGAAGGGTCATTGTAACCCTCTTGATTATAATGTTCGATAGTAAGTTCATTACTATTACCTGTGTTATGGAACTTAATATCAAATGCGGTATAATACTTACCACTGTAGATAATACTAGTAAAAGGAATTACATAAATACCTACTTCTTTATCGCTCAACTCTGTAGGATTATTAGGACATTTAATAGATAGTTTAACAATACCTTTAGGTTTAACTAAATAGTTTTGTGGTAATACTACATATTGTAAATCTTCATTCTCCGAATACACTGTTAAAGCTTTAGATGCTTTCAGCTCCTTAATATCCTCATAGCGTAATAATGTTTCTTCAAATCCCTCTTTTACCTTATCGGTTATAGAAGTCTCTACGAACTCATAGATAGATTCATTGATAATCCAATCTTTCTCTTCGGGTTCTATATTAGAAACCTTATCACTATTAAGATATTGCAACTGTAAGTCAAGTGCTATATGTAATTCCTTTACTGTATTATACATGTTATTTTATTTTATTCTTATAACGATTAGTTAGCTGAGTTATAGCATCCTTATTATCAGGATTATTAAACCACTCAACTGCCCCTGCTACATTACGTCCTATCTTCTCTTGTGTCATAGTATCTACAATTAAACTAGAACTAGGAAATCTCTTTAGAATACCTGCTTTAACTAGACGTTCAATAGCCGCTTTAATGGTCATATCTTTGTCTTTCAAGCGAGTTATAAACTGATTAGGATTACGTAAGATATACTCCATTAACTTAACCTGTTTAGTAGGAAGACTCTTATCCTTACCTGTAGGGAATAGCACTTCGTATAAATCATTAACCTTACTCTTATCGCCCATAATGTCCGTAAACATAGTATGAGCAATAACAACCTTATCTTCTTTGTCACTCTTAGCTAATGCGTTATCTGCTATATCTAATAGATAGAATCTAATATTTATAGAAGTTCCTGCATCTAGCTCTCTATTAGCCACCTCATTATTAATAAGACTATAACGCCATATTAAATAATGGTCATGATTAACAGGCTCAGCACCTGCCCCTAACTTTTCCTCCTCTAGGGCTATTAACTTATCAGTTCTCTCTTTGAACAAGTCACGCTGCTCTTTCAAGCCTGTACCCGTAGCAGTCATCATATCATGATACTTCTTACGGATAATTGTTTCCTTACCTTCATACTTGTCAGCAATTTCATCCGATGGATACGTTAAGGATACGTTTAATGTCTTTCCTTCAAATGGAACTGATATAGAAATAGCATCGAAGTAATCTTCAACACGTTGGTCAAACTTAACATCAGCGCTTGAATTACGTATAATCTTTGCGATTACAACCTTCTTAAAGTTAGCAGACCCTAACAGTCTATTAACAGCACTAATGCTCGAACCAAGCTTCTTTCTTCTCATCTCTTTATTCTTAAGGTTATTGAGATGATAACCCGAAGTACTTACCCTATGTTTAAGTTTAACTTCTTTCTTTATGTATAATGACATTTCTTTTATATTTAAGTTATTTGCCTATGATGTATTACAACTGTGCCTTTAAAATGTAGCAGCGTGTAGCATCTAAAATATTAACTGAACGAGACTGCTTAATATGATAAGCTGTTTCATCTTTCTCAGTAGCCCATGAAGCATCAGCTACAGTACCCCAAGACTTAGGAAGCGGAGCAGCACCTTTCACAACACCTGCAATATTAGCTTGACCTTTCATCTGAGTAATCATGATATTACGTTGACCATCGTAAGTAGAGTAGTCCATAATAACACCTGTATGCGAACTCATAGCATAGTTAGTTCTAGGGTGTAAGTTACCATTCTTAGAACCTAACTCTCCTAATAGACCTGAATCAAACATTACATCATGTTTCACTGTAACAATATGACCTGCGGGAGTCTTATACTGACGGAATGAATTACCATATGATAAGAAACCATCTTTACCCGAAGTAACATACTTGTCACCAACTGCGGTTAAGAATCCTGACCCTTTACTTGCAATGTCTCTATTTACAGCATCATCGAAATCTTCAATGAAACCCATACCTGCATGAATCACAACTTCTTCTTTACCTGTATCAGACTTACCCCAAAAGATTTCAGATAAGATATTCTTCAACTTACGTAAAGGTAAGCTATAACCGTATGTATCAACGTTACCTTCTTCTGTAATCGCTTCCTCAATACCTGCACCGATAGGGATAACCTTTTGTGTCTTCTTATCTCTAAGATGAATCACACCATTACCGTCTTTGTTATACTTAGATAACCATAAGTCATGGTTGTTATACTCACGTATATTAACCTCGAACTGACGTTGTTGCTCATTCATCCATAAATTAGTAGCTTTACCATCCTCAGTATCGCTACCGCTAAATTGGATGTTAACTACTTTGTTAGCCATATTACCTTGAATACGCTCACTATAACGTTTAAACGAAACCATGTTAGTCATACGACCCGGTCCCATTACATTACTTCTATTACCATACGAACCTGATTCAGATACGTTAGGAGCAGTCATTACCCAATACGAGCCAGGCAATAGATTTGCTATATCACAAGAAGCATTGTTATCTACAGTTTTTAACTCTAGTGTGTACTTAAACCCATTCTCTACTTGCTCAGGTTCTCCATGAATATACGCGTGTGTTTGTCCATCAGGTGCTAAAAGACCATACTGCGGGATTAACCACGAGTCTCTAAACGTTACCTCAAATACACTATGTCCTAGACCCGGTGCTGGATTAGAAACAACATCATACTCAACTACTTCTGACGTATGGTGCATTTCACCCATAGTATCCCAAAAGTAATCTCGGTCATTTGTTTCTTTAATGTTGCCCTGTCCTTCTGTCATCATAAGGAAACCAAACTTGTTCCCGTATTGACCGTTGCCCCACATATAAGTTAGCTTTGTGCTAATCTTATCAGGGCTTCTTAGCATTAACTTATTCAACGAATCTTCATCTGTGAATTGCTTCGCTTCATAATTAGCACTATATAGTTCTCTAACCATACAAAAATATTTAATTAATTAATAAAAAATTACACTTTAATATTATCCACACCACTCTTACGTTTACCTAGTGTGAACTTACGAACCCCTTTAGTATTTAGGTTCTTCTTACGGTTACTAAGCTTCAATACATCTGCTTCGCTAACCTGCTCTTTAATCAACTGTGATAAATCACCACCTGTTAATTGTAATAAGTCAATTAAGACTTTATACTCTAAGTTATGCTCACTGTTAGCTCTATCTAATTGAGCTTGACTGTTACCATTAGCATTTACAGACTTAGAACTGTAGTTGTATAAATCTTCACGTGTTATATTTCTAATAACACCATCGGTTCCTTTAACTTGTAAACTCTCAGGTATCTTAATACCTAAACCTGCTAAATTACCACTATCAATAATAGTCTTTACAGAACTCCAATGCTTCTCTTGGTCTTTAACCTGTTGAGCATGAACTCGGTCTTGTTGCTCACTTAGAAATGTATCTTCTTTAGCTTTAATATCCTTTAGGTAAGCCTGAGCTACTTTAGCTTCTGCCCCTAACTTATCCTCAGCCTTGAAGTATTCTACTAATGAGTCAGCCGCTTCTGCTGTTCTACCTCTGCGAATCTCAGCATCCTTAACAATACGCATTAAAGACTTTTCATCTGTGTCATCTTTAATCTCTAATGTTAATAAAGATACATCTCTATTATAACCTTCTAATGAGCCATTGTTAGAGTTCTTATAATTCCACATATCCTCTAGGTCAGGATTCTCTGTAAAGAACTTCTCAAACGTATTATTAACTGCTTGTTGAGATTGTTCTTTAACTATGAAAGCATTACGCTTAGCCAAACCTTCTAATGTGTTCTCAAAAGTAAGAGGATTACCTTCTTCGTCATTAACCACATATCCATCCAACTTACTAATGTCAGCTATGTAATCAACTTCATCGTCATCACCTTCGGCACCTGCTCCCGCTTCTGCTTCGTCAACTAATTCTTTAAGTTGTTCAGGAGTAGCGATAACTTTATTATCCTTATCAATAGCGTTACCCTCAGCATCAATAGTAACCATTATACCATTAACTTCTAATTCGTCACCCTCTTTAAGAACGATAGCGTCTTTATTACCTTCTGCTCCTTCTGCTCTTTCTGAGCCACCTTCTTCGCCACCAGCTTCTGTACCCTCACGAAACTCATTAAAGGCATTAGTAAATTGCTCTTTGGTAATAACATCATCTATTATACCTGCTTCTCTTAAGTCACTAAGTTTTGCTATAATTACATCATCAGCACCTACGATATTACCGTCTTTCAACCCCGTAGCCTTAAAATCATTATACAAAACATCTACTACGGCACTATTACTGATACCTTCCGTACCAAGCCCTGTAGTTAATTGTTCTAAACCATCCATAATCTTATAATTTATCTATTATTTATATATGAGTATGTAATATAAGCAATAAGGTAGGTAGATTGAAAGCATACTATACTAAAAAAGCTCATAAGGTTTAGTCCAAAGACCTACCGTATGAGCTTGTTTTATAGTACTTAAAGATAACGTTATTCTGTAGCCTTAGATTTGTCTTGTTTATTCATACGTGCAACTTTTTCACTACTATCTGTAGATAACTTAGTAACAAACTTCTGCACCTGAGCATTGATGTCAGCCACCTGAGTAGCAGTATCATCACGTCTATCGGCAATAGACTCTCTACTAGCATTGTCTTCACTCTTACCTGATAGCTCCATCTCTTTAAGAATAATAGCATTCTCATTACCCATAGCTTCTATCTCCAACTTAGTATCAATCTCAGCTTGGAACTTAGCATCTTCTCGTTGTTGCTTCATCTCCTCAGCTTGTTGTTGAGCTTGTACTTGTTGTTGTTCGGCTTGCTGTTGAGCTTCAATCTTAGCATCCTCAGCCTTACGCCAATTCCTAATGATTTTACGCAACTGAGCATTATTACCTGCTTCTATTCCTTGTGATGCAACCTCCATATTACCTTGTTGCCCTATTGCAAATACAAGTTGCTCATATAATTCAGACTTCTTAGCTTCTTGAAAACTATTAGATATAAACACACCATAATTAGTTTCTAGATGATGTCTACCATTAACGGCAAAATACGCTAATCTATTCTCACTGTTTATGAATGCTCCTTTATTCTTAGTTCCATCTTCATCTATCCATGCCATCTTACTAAAGTCTAGTAGAGCTTCATACTCTTTCTCCATAGCTTTATTAAACACCTCATTGATAGGTAATGAACCAACACTAGCTCTAAATACAGCTTGCTCAGTAGTAGCTTTACCATCACTAGCATATGATTGACCAAAACGTTGTCTATTCATACTAACCTCATCCCATGCTTCCTCTTTAATCTCTTGGAGAATACCTCCCAATGAAACAATATAAGAACTATCAGATAAATCAACTTGCTTTAAACCATTAATAGCATTAGCAAAGTTATCCTCAGTCTCATCCACTAACATAGTACCATCCGCCTTCATTATATATAAAGCCTTCTCGGTAGTAATCTCATTATCATTAGCAATAATACCTTTAGGTAAAACTAATAGCTTACCTTTATTCTTAGCTATTGCCATTTCACGATACCTGTGTATAATATTATACAACATTTGGTATGGTAATAAAGCTTTAACTATTGAATGATTATATACATTAGTAAACATGAATCGTTTACCTCCGTAAGGTAGTTTAACGCTAGATGTATTATTAAGGTCACTACGCTGCACTAGTATTTGACTAACATTAATGTAGATAGCACCACCCTCTGGTCCGAATCTATAACTCTCATATACCTTATTAACCCAAGTTATAGCAAGTTCTAAATCACCATTCTCTCTATCTATAATATAATCATCACTAACCTCTTTAGTCTTAATATCACCTAATATACCTCTATATGTAAGTATCTTAATTCTAAAAGGAGCTTTGAATACACAATGAGCTATCTCAACACTATGGTCACTATTACTAAATGCACTAGTCTCCGAGTTACGAGTAATATCATCCATACTCTCATCCTTATTCATTCTGAAAGCTTGCGGTACAGCAATAGGTATATTGTGAGCGGAACCTACAGTTAAGTCTTCTAACTCTTTATAATCTTTCTTACTAAGCCTATCACCAAACCTAGTTAATATTTCAGTAATACTAAGTCTATAAATTCTAACACCTGCATCATCATCTTCTACGAAGTCAGCACTACCTATAGGATAGTATTCTAAAGGACTCACAATGTCTTCTACAACATCATCCTTATATACATCTTTAACTGTATAGAACTGTCCTAATGCTGCCCAGTCTAAATATGCTTCCCAAAACTTATACTCTAAGTCTAGTTCCTTCTCTAACTTGTTAATAGCCTCTTGTCCGAATATAGCTCGTTGGTCATTCCAATTCTCAGTGTAGTCATTAATCAATGCTTCTAAATCTACATCTTTATCCTGAGTAGGTATCTCAGTTCCCATATTCTTATTAAAGCTTCTAGCTAATTTATCCTGAACTATTGCTTTAACCCGCTCATGTAAATCCTCCTTAAACTTATTAATACTATCAGGATTATTAACACCTACTTTTATAGGTTTACGAGCTTTAATCATTTCGCCTAGATACTTATTCCATATAGGAGTAATAATATTATAATTACGTAACTTAGCAGGAAATCTAGTTAAGTCAGGATTATCAGAGTGATAAGGATTTAATACATAGCTGTATTCTTTAGTATCTAATATACCATTCATTGCATCTATAAGTGATGCTACTTCATCCTTATTATTAGTATCTAGCGATATAGCACGTTTGATAAGGTCATCTGTAACCTCACGTGTATAAGCATCTGAATGTTTAACGGTATCGCTAACCCGTTGTTCTGCAAAATACTCTTGTTTACCCATATGTCAAATGTAAGTTATACATAGTTCTAGCTACCCCGTCATAGAAGGAATACACAAACTAAAACCACGCTTTAGCAAATATACTATTTTTATTTTTATTATTAGAATTATCCCTCTTTGTTTTTCTAAGCTCTAACTCTTTATTATCATACATAGCCAAGAGGAAGTCCGAAACCCTATCAAAGTTATCTTTTGCGTTCCAGTCCCTAATCTCTTCTAAGAAAGGTAAGTCAAATATGTAGTGAAAGTTATATTGCATTTCTCCTAAACCATTAACACCTCTAGTCTCATATAACCAATCTTTAAAGTAAGCTAGAGCATCAGCTTTACGTCCCGGATTACCAATACTCATACCATAAACTGTATCCTTTTGGTCTACATTCTTCTTATTGAATATACGACTAGGTTCTTTAATAAGTAAGTCTAATCGCTTCCACTTACGAAACGTAGCAACTATGTTACCTCTATCAGTCTCAGGTAGAATCTTAGCGTTATACAAGTCAGCAGTATCAACTAATAACCTATGTACAACTTCTACACGCTCAGGTCGTCCTGCAAAACTAGCAACTATAATATCACCTCTAGTTCCATTCATATTAGTCTTAACCATTCTAACCTTAAATGAATTAAGCGATGTATCTTTCCTAATTAGTTTCTTCTCTTGGTCTATAGCTACAGGGTCATATGTAATTCTATACAGATTATTAGGTATATTACCAGCATCATCTGTCTCAGGAGGATAGAACATACGAACACATCCATGTAAGTCATCACTCTTTCTAAATAATCTATGTGGCACAAACTGATGAATAGCTCTACCTTTCTGATGTATATCACTATTAGTCTCGAAGATAGCTTGACCTCTAGCACTACGAGTAATCCATCCATCTATATAGAACTTCATATCAGGGTCATGTTCAACTCTAGATATATGGTCTAATAGAGCAGGTGTAACAAAATCATTATCATTACTAACTCCGAAACTCTCATCAGGGCTATTAGAGTATTGACCTTTATATACGATAAAGTCAGCAGGTGTCTTAACCTTTTGCTCTATGTCTCTCTCCGCATTTGAAATCTCTAATGATGACATGTAATCACAATTACCATACATATCAATTCCCAGTTTACCTGAAACAGTCTTACCCTCTAGGTTTTGAATATACATCTTATAGTAACCGCAAGTAGTATTACGAGCATTCCTATCCCATACATTCTCAAACTCCATAGCATCATACTCAGCAGGGTTATAGAACCAAGTCTTAAACTTAACCCAATCACCTTCGCTTGAACCACCTGTTCCAAAACCTATTATCATACCCACCTTATACGAACCCGCTCTAGTAGTAGGCTCAGTAACGTTTAGGAATTCAAATAGATTAGGAGTATTAGAAAGCTCCTCTATCTTAATCTTACGAGCATCCTTACCAATCGCAGCATCCGTATCATTAGCAAACGATACACTAATAAGTTTAGATTGATAGCCAGCAGGAGTACCATCAGTCTTTCTATATGCAACTTGTAAATCCTCTAGTGACTTCTTATATAAACCAACAGGCTCACCACTAGGTTTTCTACCACATCTATTAAACGGGGTAAACTCCTCATAGAAGTTAAGTTGGTCAAACGCCATACGAGCAATAGCTCTACCTTTAGTTAGATACTTAAAGTCATACGCCGCAAATATATTAGTTGTATTAGGATATAGATTAGCATCATTAGCACTATCAATAGCTTCCTGATAACTCCAACCTGCTCTACGTGACTTACCCATAACTAGGTTAAGCCCATTAGTCATAGCAAACTCTTTTATCTTAGTCCACCAATATTGACTAACAAAGAATTGAGGTAATCCATCCTTCTTCTCCTTATGAGCTGCATCGTCATTAGCCGTAGCATCCTCCTCAGTTCTAGACATAAGTCCAAAGTTAAGGAAGTTATACATCTCACCTGTAATATGTAATGGATGTAAGAACTTATATCGTTCTTCAACAGGTGATGCGTTATAGGCTTTAACATCCTTCTTTAATAACTTACAAGGGAATGTTACACCATACTTACGCTTCTCAGTTTCATCATCAAGCCACTTAAGATAACGAGGGCTATCAATCTTAGCTGAAAGATAACTACCTGTCTCTTCAAAGACTTTACCTGTAGTCTTGAACACTTGCGTATTAACTAACACAAAGTTCTCATTCATTAAGAATCCACCGCTATCGCCTATAAGAAAGTCATCATCAGCATCTACATACTTACGTCCTGTCTTAGGATTTATAGTATCACCTGCTTTAGTATATCTACTCTTATCTTCGTTATACCATTCAATGTAAGGATGCGTATTATCTCCATCAGTCTGAGGAAATGCAACCCTCTCATCTATGTCTAAGTATTCAAATATATCCATATTATAACTTATTTCTATTCACCAATAAAACCCTACCATTACTGATAGGGTTAAGACTCAATTCCCACAAAGAATCCTGAGCAAATTAGTCTGCTCTAACTATTCGTAATCCATCATAGATAATACTTCATTACTACCTTCAAGTTTTAAATCAAGAACTCTACGATACTCTATCATAATCTTTAACTGATACTTATTTATTTTTACTAGTATTATCTGATATTAATATAACACCATTAGTCTTACTGTAATCAACTTTATCTTTGATTTCAACTCTACTATCGTTCCCGCATGTCTTACAGTAACTAGCAGTGTGTTTTTTATTACCTTCAACATCTATTGAAATCTTATCATGATGTACATTAATAGGTAAATCGAATGATAAACACTCTTTATTCTTGCATATCCACTTCATATCTATTTAACTTTACCTATGAAAAAAGAATTAATATCTGTAAACACTACATTAGTATCATTAGCAGTAAGACTAGTCTTATATAACTTAGGTCGCCAATAGATAATATTACGTAGTCGCCATTTACCCTCCTTGTATGTACTAATAGTTGCATCCACTTCAAGGTCATGACTATATTTATAATGAGCAGTATCAGGACTATCCGTATATACTATACGCTCTAATGCCAAAAACCCATTATCCCAAGTGTCATAATTATCAACTAATACAGTATCAGTCCCAAATACAAAAGCTGTATCATACTTAACTATAGTTTTAAATATATACCTAATACTAGCTTTAGCATTAATAAGATGTTCAACACGATTAACATTAAGGTCAAACTCATTTAACATATTAAGTATAACTGAATCATTACTATTACGTAAATCATCTCTAGTTAGATAAACAGTTCCCCCTGTAGTTACAGACTGACCGTTATTAAGTTTAACAATGTCAACACTATCGGCTAGTATCTTATTGTTATGTCTAAGTGTACGTATTATATCTGATTGATACGAATGATACACATATCCTCCACCCATGACAATAGCCATTAGGATGAAGAACTTTACGAATAATTGTATTCTCTTACTCATTATCTAAAACTTTATCAATGTCATTCTCTGTAATATAAGTAGCGGTGAAAGTATCACCATATAAGCGAGCTGAACTCTCTATAACACTTAACATCTTACTGAACTTCTTAATATCAGGAGTAACAGTACAACCTGCCCCATATAAACCTATTAGTCTAAGAACTCTATACATACTAGCTCTATGAAAGTTTATACCAAACATACCTTTATGTAACTTAGCTATTATATCATTCTCATTGTTATGAATGTAACTAATATTGCCAGCAATGTATATCTTATAATAAGTTTCTATTTGCTCTTTAGTAAGATAAGCTAATTCATGAATAGTAGCATCTTTGTCAAAGTCTCTTAGTACCTCAATCTCTTTAGCTTGCACTAATGCTCTATAACCTTTATGATAACCAAGTCTAAGAATACCCTTATATTGACCGGGTAGTACTATAGCAGCACCTTGCTTATTCATGAAGTTAAGTAGATAGTGTCCCGATGGGTCTACAGTAGCATCTGTTATGAAGTACTCCCATAAACCATTGTTGTTCTCCCAAAACAATACAACTGCATCATTAAAGGTATCTACATTTCTATCATTACTACGAATCATGATTATATTCATATTCATCTTCCCTGTGAATATCTTATAACCTTTACGCTCCAATACTTGCTTTATACAAGTTAATTTAATCTTCTTTAAGTCCATTAGAATAATTTACGTTGTGTATTTAAAGTTGCTTTATTACTATCATAGTGATGTTGAATCATACGTTCTACATCATATTTCCAAAAGTCTATTACGTGATGTTTCACAAACTCTTCTACTTCCTCTTCTCCACCTATACCTATTATAGTACGCTCACGTATATGAAACAGATATATACCTGTATTGGTATAACCAAACTGTTCAACAAGATGAGCGTATAGACTTAACTGTAATGTGTATATAGAACCATGACAATCCTGAATACCATGTAGAGGATACTTTAATCGCTTATGAGGTTGTGCTACCCAAACGCTAGTATCATTACCTTGCTTATCACGTTTGAAATAACCTGCTGAGAAATGTAACTCATTCTTATTAGTCTTCCAATCTACTATTTTAAACTCTTTAGTGTCATGATTAATAAGTAACAAGTCAATTAAACCTGATATAAGTCTATTATGAATATCATATACACCTATCTCTGCATAGAACTTGAAACCTCTATTAAGATAATAAACAATAGTATTAAATATAATAGGATACCTTTCTTGTAACGCTAACATTAACGGACTACTAGCATCTACTTGACCGTAGTTATGATTAGCTATGATGTCAGGTATAAGATATATCCTATCGTTAATGAATGTACTATTAGCAATCTTCTTATAACCATTAGACGCATTAATAGCATCTTCTAAATAGTTATGCTTCATGTTACCTTTATCACAAGCGGTCTTGTTTATATCAACCCAATCGGCTTTGATTTGAGCAACAGTCATCCTATGATACCTATGTCCTGTTACATTCCAATACTTTCTAGAACAAGCCTTAGCCATAGCATCAGTATCAAAAGGTATTTCGTATTTACCTATAACTGTAGTAGCTGACGTGTATGTATTACCTAAGTCATCTGTGTACTTATGTAATTCTTCATTAAAGAATATCTTTAGTTGTGGCTGAGTCATAATCTATTATCTAGGTTCCATACTACTTGTGATATCTGCACCACCTCTAGCAGTTCTTATATCTTCTGATTCATCTGATGCTAACTTCTTAGACTGATTAAGTTTCTCTATAGTAGCAGGGATACTTGTGGCAAGTGTCATTAAGTCTTTTAATGTATGACTAGCATCTGCTATTTCAACCTTAGTTAACTCATCTTTAAGTATGAACTCTTCTAATGTATCATTCATCTTATTTATAATAACATCTGAGTTATTAAAAGTTCTTAATATAGACTTAAAGTTACGCCCTTGCATACCCTCAGTTAAGTAACTATATAACTTAGATGCTATAACTATTGAATCATCAGGTTGCCAACCATCAGGCATATGTATATGTTTAATAGCCTTCTTTGATAATACTTTAGGACTATAACCTTTATTCACTAATGAACTCTTTATATTAATAGTCATGTATATATAGAAGAACTCCTTTAATGCTATACCTTTAGTAGCACTAGTATCACGCTTATATATAGTTAAGAACGGAGGATGCATCAATACTTCATGTGTATTAATAGTTAATCCCTTCTTAGTTACTTTAAATAATTCAAAACTCATAATATATCAATTTGCATAGATGTTACTTGTTTACGCTTATAAGCTCTCTTACTTAGCTCAACCATATGTTTCTCTATATCTTCCTTACTCAGTCCATCTCTCATAAGCTTAGCTCTTAATATTACACGCTCTTGTTTAACAGCATTGAACTCAAACTTACCTAAACCTATCAAATGAATATCATGATGAAGTCTCATTGAACCCATTATAAACTTAGCTTGCTCACCTAATACGGCTTGTATATCGCTAACTTTTAAATCAAGTCCAAACTGCTCACTTACATCTTTAATGATGTCATTCGCTAGGTCTAGTTCTCTATCTGGAAGTGTACGCATTAAATAACGTGTGTAGAGACTACATTTGAAATACTTGTGAAAGCAAATACTGAAACATCAACTAGTTCAGCTTCACCTGCTATAATATGCTTAGGTTTAATATCATTACCCTGAGCGTCACTGATAATCTTATTGGGTTGAATAATCTTAGACTGTTTAATACTCTTAGCTAAAGCACTATCCTCTTTAAGATACTTAGCCTTAAGAACACCTAACTCAGTAGGACTATCTATATCATAAGTAACTTGTATATTCTGAATGTTATTCAATTCAATAACATCACCTATCTCAACAGCCTCAACTATATGACCCATACCTCTAACAATGATAGTTCCATTTACCATGAAATTCATATTAGTATCATCATGCTTAATCTCACTGATTTTTAACTTACCTCTAACTTCTATAAGGATATTGTTATTAACAGGTGCCATACTTAGACTGGTAGTACCACCGTGAGTCTTTCTAATATTAGTTCTGACTTCTTTACGGATAGCAATCAATTCTTCTTTCTTCATTACTCTTTACTTTAGTATTAGTATTATGATTAACTTAATGATGTAAATATATATAAAATTTAACTTAAAAACAACTTATACTAAGACTATTATCAAACTTATTATTAATTACATAGTAGTATTAGTAAGCATTAGCTCATTTGAGATGACTATCCTCTATATACGGGGTAGCTAGAATTATGAAAAATTAGTTATCAGTCCTTATATATAGGTATAAATTAAGCATAGTTTATTATAATTTGTTATCAGTTAAGTATCAGTAGTTTAGAGCCTATTACTAACAAATGTTAATAACTATTTACTGCTAATAATAATTTACTATTGGATACTAACTTTAAAACGTGTAACTTCACCTTCTAAACTCACGTGTCGGAGACACTCCTAGCAAGGAACTGAATAGCCTACTACTAAACGTCTAACAAACCTAGCAATCTCCTAATTATAGTTAACTCTAGCAACTTTGCTTAGACTATTCACTTGCTTGCAGTACTATATAGATACTACTTAAATATAGACTTACTACTCTCTATTACTAATACTACTTCTTGCCTGTCTATCAATAGAACTATGATTCTTAGTACTAACCTGTGTATTAGTAGAAATAAGTTTTTAATACTAGTTATAGTGTATGTGAGCTTATTATACTATAGGTTGTAATGGTACTTATAATAGCTGTAGGTTACTTGTGTATTCTAGCTACCCCGTATAGAGAAGGTCATAGACTCAAATAGACTAATAGACACTAATAGTCCGTAATACTAATAAAGATATTAAAGTTATACTTGTTATACCGTAACATCTATACTAGCTTTAACCACTCTAGCTGCGTCTAATAGTTAATGATATTTAAACACTAAAGCTTATATTAGATTAATACTTGTTGGAGATAGGATACTTGTAATAGATAGCTAAGATAGCGAGGAGAAGGTTAACTGGACTAAGGTTAGTGCTAGAAATAATAATAATAAAATTTAAAAAATATAATTATGTGTATGAGGGTAGTTAAGATAGTATAGTATAGAGAAGTAAGAGTTTAACTAAGGTTGATATTAAATATAATAAATTTAAAAAATATAAATGTAACTGCTACGGTAGCTAAGATATGTAATGAGGAGGGAATAGTTTATGTAGTAAGGAGGAATAGTTTAGTAATTAACTGGGACTAGGATATAATAAATTTAATAAATTTAAAAAATATAATTATGTGGGGACTGGTACTGCACCCAACGCTAACCCCCCGCACTAAAAGTTGGATTGACATACCCCTGTCTCTTTATACGTAAAGGACAATAGGGTGTAATTGTTTTTCTATTCTAAACTTGTATCCTATATGCAAGTCTAGTCTTAATTTTAACTAATCGCTGTCCTAATAATAGGTATTGGATAGCAGTAAATACATGTATTATGCAAGTAATAGCAATTAGTAAAGTGAGTAAAACTAGAGATGGTAAGTTTGTAGTATTATTCAAGGAAGAAGTTGGTGGCACAGTTCGTATCGTAATGTCTAAGAAACAATACGCGAATATGGTTGAACCTTTAGGCATCAGTAAGGGGGCATTAGCTCCTTCAATGATACTACTTCAAGGTGCTAGAGCTGATGTTCAGGTAGAGTCTCGTAAGAAAGGAGATGAGTATACTGACGCTGAGGGTAAGAAGTTGAAATATACTAAAGACCACAACGTAGTTACTATTGAGAACATCACGTTACCTAAATCGTCTAAAGCGGTTATGATGGATATAGCTAAAGAGGCTATCATTCGTGCTAGTGTTGAGGATGAGTTCGAATCAGAGGATGAGTTTGATGATTCACCTCAGCAAGCAATAGAATAAACACATGTTAGAGCCTAATGAAATAACGGATAAGACGATTACTCTTGTTAGGCTCTAACTTTGTTAATAATTACATGTATTTATCAATAACTAATGACTATAACAAATGTGTAGCTTCGCAACTTCGTTGAATACGTCTAGCAACTATCTCTTACTACTAGCAACTATCACTTGCTTATGTAATAAATAGTATATGCTTCGCAACTTCGTGAAAGTGTGTGCCAAGTAGACACAGCTAATAACAACAGTATAATAAGTATTAATAACCAAGACTTAGGTAACGGTCTTAACTAAACAAGCGAAAACTATGAAGATAATGGTAAACATATGGCAAGTATGCACAACTAATGAGAAAGTATTAATAATAGGCATGTTCATTGCTATGATAGTGATAACAACACTTATTATTAAAGAGATAAGAATAGAGTATAAACTTAGTAAAAGAGGAATGTGATGGAAATGTATGAAGATTATATAGTAGGTATATTTATATTTGTGATGTTAGTAATAATACTGATTATGTCACTGATAGGTAAGTTATTTGATGGTTTTAGATAGCTTTAGATAACTGTGGCTTAGGGAAAGTGTAGTATTAATGGGAATTTAGGGTGAATGGTTTAATCTAGCTTATAATAGAGGTAATGTTTAACTGAGGCTTGCGAGTAGAGGGATATTAAGGAATTATGAGGGTAAATGAGGGTGTGAAGGTTAAGACTGGGACTAGGATGGTTAAACATGAGGTTGTAAGACGTATCTTAGTTAATGTGTTGATTGTAATTATGCTGTAAAAGGCTTTAGATAACTGTGGCTTAGATAACTGCTCAGTTAATGTTAAATCTAAGGTGAATGGTAGGAATTATGATTAAGACTGGGACTAGGGTAACGCCTACAACGCATGCCATCCTCAGTCCCAGTTTCATTCTTCCTTCTAATTCCCTTCAATAATATACTACTTAATCATCATAAGTTAATCACTTAAACTTCTCACATCAATACAACTAGCCTATATTAAGTTATTATTACACTACATAATAGTAATAGTCAGCACATTAGACTTAACATAGGTAACTATCAATCTGATACCAAAACACACTATTTACTATCAGTTTAATACCATTAGATTTAAGCTTACCACATCACATCTAAGCTACTCTAATCTAATACTATCTAACAGTATCAAGCTTTAATAATCAGTCATTCAGTCCAATCTATGTGATTCCTGAGCGATTTTAACAACAGATAATTTAATCACTAACAACATTAAAGATATAGAACTATGAAAGATAGTAACAGAGAACTAACTAAGACTCAGAAGCTGAGTATGTTGGTAGTAATGCGTAAGCTAGCTAGGGATAAAGAACATACACATTTTATATGTACTATGTATGAACAATTCTTTGGATATGCCACACCTCGTATGCATGTAGTATTCCCTGAATTATATAATACAATAATTGAACATATTAAAAGCACTAATGATATATATAAGAAATGTGGAGGATGGTATGGGATGGCTATTGAATCAACTAGTGATAAAGCTCAAGCATATCTTAAGCATAACAAGGTTAAAGATAGTAAGATATGTTATAACAATAGATATCGTATTAAAGTATTAATGGACTTAACTAAGAGTCTTAAAGGTTAGAACTATGCTTAAGACTATAGATAACCTAGAGAAGACCACTAAAGGGTTTAAACGGTTCCATACGCCTGTAAACATAGATGAACTAAAGGTAATAGCTATAGGTTATTATCCTTATGAGACAGCTAAGGTTACAGGTGTGAGAGTTGCTAGAGATATGTTTATGGCTTTACAGTTAGCTGTATTCAAGTCTAAATTTATTAGCGATAACAAGATAACATATGTATGTAGGAATATGGATTCATTTGAAAGTGATGACTTTGCACTGCATGTATATAGTAATATGGCTACATTAGGTAGTATTGATTCAATAGAAGAGTATTAAATGCTAATTAAGCTAGTTTGTGAACAGCTACATGATATAATAGCTCCCTTATAGGATATGGCGTTATAGCGAAAGAGGTGGGATACCTTATTAGATAAGACAAGGAGACTACAGGATAAGTTCGTTTCATCACTTCTATATCCTCTCCTTGTCTTTAATATTAATCATTTAAAGACAATAACAATGAGTAAGAAACAGGCAGTAATAGATGAACTCGTAGCATTCATGAATGTAAACGGGATAGAGTTTAATCATAACTCACAAGGTCTAGAATTTAAAGATAATGATGGTAAGATACAACCATGTGTTATAAATGAATGGGCAGATGTGAATGAAGCAGTAGAGTATATACGTGTTATGTGTAATATTTAATAATCATGAAGAAGATAAAGAAGATAAAGAAGCGAAAGCTACGATGCATAGAGACTGAATGGAGTGGTAAGTTTATATCATACGAGACTATACATACACATCTATGCTTTGGGTTAATGTTAATGTTCTTTACTATGAATAAGAAAGCACACGCTAATAACTATATGGCTGTTAATATATATCGTCAAATAGTTGATACATATATAGATAGACATAAGTGTATTAGTGGTAATGATATATTGCGATGTTTAGGTGAAGGGAGTAGACGTGCTGCATATAGTATAGCTAACGTTAAAGAGAAAGAGAAAGCTATTAAGGAGTTAGATAAGTGGATAGCTACTCGTAATCCTAGAACTAGACGGTTACTGTCTAGGTATGATAATAAATAATAAGGTAAGATACGTCTCGAAGGTGGGTAAACACATATGGCTGAGCGGTAGTTATCGACAACTATGGTTACAGGTTCGAATCCTGTTCTTACCTCTAATATTAATAAATAACAACAATCCTATGAAAGTAAGAACATTAAAGGAAGAACTATCAATAGTTAAGCGGTTACTAGCTTACTATGATATGAATGAAAGTAAGATGGCTAATAGTAAGGTATCATACTACATATGTCATGCGTTTTGGAAATATACATCCGATATGGGTATGACTAATAGCATAGTAGCTTTAAAACTATTTCCTATATTGTATAGATTCATAAAGTTACATTCAAGTAATAAGGATATACATACAGGTATTGAAGTAATGGATAATCCTTCGTATATAGATATTACATCATTAGAATATACTACTGCTAGCTTTAAGCAACAGACTATATACGAAATAGACTATAGAGTTAAACTCTTAGAGAATATTAAGAAGCTAATAGAAGAGAGATTAGCATAGTAACTAATTTAATAAATAAACAGATAAACATATAAATTATGACTTATCTATTAGTGAGAGGTATAATAAAACTATTGAGTTCAGGCTAGACCGAACATAGATTTCCTGACAATGAGTCAAGGTTTATATTAATGAGTAGCGATACTCCCTCTCACGCAAGATTGTTCAAGATAGCTACCCCGTCATAAGAGGATAGTCATTTCAAATCATCAATGGTTTCAGATAATAACCGAGCTTCATAGTTCGGTTGTTATTTTCATTACCCTGTAGTCACTAGTAGTCCTATCACTGCCGTAATAATGCTAGTGCTACAGGGTTTAACATGACTAATAAAGTATAACGACAATAATATGGTAATGTAAACCATAGATAGAATTTAATAATTTAATACAAACTTAGAAAGCTTATTTGCTATACTTAGTGTTAGGCTTTCGTTTTAAACCTTAGAAAGATGCAGGAATTTAAAGGAACAAAAGGGAACTGGAAAATAGGTAATCATTTTAGCAATATAGTTACTGATGAAAAGACATTGAGACCAACATACAATGAAAAAGATTATGAGTCTGAAAAAAGATATTATGGTGGTTATATTGTTTGTGAAAGCTTAAATAAACGTGCTGATGCTAACTTAATAGCAAATGCACCTAAATTATTAGATGCTTTACAATCTGCTTACAGATGCAGTGGAGAAAGAAACTACTTAACAAAACCCGTATTGGATGAAATGCTTGATGCAATAAATAGGGCTTTGGGAAATGAAGGCTAACGAGCCACAGGTATAGTTAGGTTTGCCTTTGATTGACCTACGAAGATAATACGAGATATAAACTTAAATTGAGAGCGTAATGAATACAAAAATAGAATTTATAACAGACTTAGCAAGAAAATATGCAAATGTTTGTGAATTTAAAAGCGACTTCCCACACGACTATAATAGTGTAAAAGATGGTTTCATTGAAGGATTTAAAGTTGCTGAAAGATTACTAAGCGAACTAACCACGAAAGACAATACAAACGAAGCAAACTTAACTATACCTGTTGTTAGCAACCGCAGGGAACTGTTAATTGCAGTGTTTGAGAAAATGAACCGACCACAAATAACAATGTTAGAAATTGGAGACTACGATAAATTAGCAGATGAACTGTTAAGCAATTTATAGTTGCTAACGGTTTAGATATGGGCTGATTGCCCTATAAAATTAGTAAATAACTTAAATTGAAATACAATGGAGAATAAAGAAAAGAATGTAAATACAGAGAACGGCAATTTGGCTATATCTAATGTTATACCACGTTATTTAGAAGAATTTAAAGATTGCTGTAACATACATTTTGTTTGCCCTGTATGTAAACATAAGCCTATATTAGCAACAAAAGGAATTGATAATAGCAATGACCTTAAGTATTGCAGTAAATGCGATAACAACTATATTATACCTTAATGTGGTATAATGAATGGCTGTATGGGTAGATTTATCCAATAAATAACGTAATAATTTAAAACGAAGATAAAATGACAAAAGTGAGCGATAACCCCGAAGATAGACTAATAGATGATTTCATCAGAGAAGATGAAATTAAGTCAGAAAAAGTAATGGAATGGCACAGAATCAAAAGCGAACAAGCTGCGAAGTTGAATACGAGCAAGGTAAATTTACCTATACAGTTTGTTAGCAACGTGTTGCCTACTAAAAGTAAATTTATAGATTTACTAATTGAAAATACTGAACATGCAGGGAGAGATGAGGGAATATATTTTTCGGACACGCTTAGGTATAATTCCACAGAAAAAGATATACAAGACTTTCAGAAAATGATTGAAGATTACAAAAAGCAATAGTTGATAACACTTCAACATGTAACGTTTTAATATTACATGTTGAAGTGTTATCATGCTTTTTAATACATGATGCCTAATAAGTATAATAACAACTAAATAATAATAACAACAATGAAGCTAAGAAACAATTTAACGCTAGAAGAGCAGGAAGCTCGAAGGTGTGCAAAACAAGACATTATATCTGATAAAGATATTAATAAGAACTATAGAGCCACACAACATATGTTGGCTAACCCTAAACTATTTGTAGGTAGTATGCCTAACAACAGAGTAATGACTGAAAGTTATGTGGGATACTAGTATAAATACACCAATAAACGATATGACTATTAGCTTATTAGGGGTTATATCCATATCGGTTCTAATACTACTAATATTAGTCTTTAATATATGGTTTGTAAATAAGACCTACAACGAAGAGACTATAGATTCTGATTATTTCGGATTCCATGATGAAAATGACATCTTAGGAATATAATAAATAAGAGTTGCCTCACACTCATAGAAGTTCTTTTATGATACGACAGTTAATATACTATTCACATAACTCGTGAAAGGTAAGCTTTGGTAAGATGCAATGTATCAACGTGTTGAGTTGAGGTAACTCTTTATAATAATGTAACTTTTGCTTATACCTTAACTGAGTATAGGCTTTTAATAATAATTAAAACAATAGAATTATGTATGTAATTACAAAAGATGGTAAAGTTGTAAGCAGTAATGCTAAACAGCTTAAGAAGGCTATCAAAGCAGGTAAGATGCCTGATGGTGAGTATATATTCACTAATAGAGCTAAAGTAAAAGTCTTTGGTGTTAAATATACAACTGTAGGTGGGTCTAATAACTCGACTAGGATTAAAGGCGAGCAGTTTAATATTAAAGGTCAACCTATGGGTAGACGTAATGCTACTAAACTGAGACTTAGTAAGCTTAGTGATAAGCAAGTAACAGAAAAGAGAGAACAAGCAATTCGAGTTATTAAGGAACTTAAAAAGAAGCAAGATAATGAGTAAGGCAAGACCCCAATCAGCAAACAGGAGAGCAATCCGTCAAAACGATGGTGTGCAGAATAAAGGTACTAACTCTACTAAGAGCGGAACAGGTAATGGACAGAAAGCTGACCATGCTATTAAAGCTGGTGGCGTACGTAATGGTTTTAGCAATACTACTATTAAACCTAGACGTAAGAGTATAGGTAAGCGTAAACCAAAACAAGAAGTTATAGTTAAACGCTCCTTAACTACTATTAGTGAGTAAGGCTCTACATATAACGAGACATTATCATTCACATCGAGGTTGGAGTTGGTATGCTAGAATAGCTACTAGTGCATCATGTTATACATTCGCAACTATACATCTTGAACATAAGAATGATAAGATTTCGTATACTACATTAGTCGAATGGCTTGTAGTAGAACGTATTAATCCGTTAATACCTAAGGAGGTGACGCTACCGTTTGGTAGTATTCCTTGACTAGTGTTGCATAGACATATAAATATTTAATATAAACTTAAGAACAAATGCCGATGATAATACTAATCAACTTCTTATTACTAGTAATAGCAATATACCTAGAGACTCCGCTTATAGATATAGCGTACGAGGGTTATAAAGTATTGCTGTTACCTGTGATACGTAATATAGAGAGAGGGCTACTAAACTTACTGATAGGGAGTGTAGTTATTAAAATCTCAACTCTTACGTAAGTGAGTTACGTAAAAAGGCGAATAATAAATAAATTATTAATCTTAAAGAGTTGATGTATGTGGATAACTTTCTATTTTATATTCTTAATAGACCTCGTATTCAATTGGATAATGAACTACGGTAAGTTCTTATTCGATATACCGTTACTGGATACGAGAGAGTTCAAGATTATAGAGCTAGTAGTAGCACTGAGTATGCTCATAGAGTTATACGCAGTGTATAAACATAGAGCAGGGTTATGTCCTGCTTTGTGTTAATAAATGTAGGTTCGTAAAGCCTACTGAATAAATAATAATTGAGAGTAAGGCTATTTGATGCCTAATGGTTAAGCTATGTAAATAGCCTTACTCTATTAATAATACCATTAAGTTGTATGCATTCGATTGCAGTATTATACTAGATGAATGTGTCTTCTCTACTGACGGGGGAGCTACGAAAACAATAACTAATTAAAGATAAATATTATGGTAATAGGAGACACAGTTACATATAAGAATAGAAACGATATAAAAACCTTTTTAAATAGTAAATTTACGGCTAGACCTCGCGATAGGTTTATAACTAGGTTTAATAATGGCTCATTGGTGGTAAAAGTTACTACTGGGCCGAATGGTACAATAATGATAGGTGAATCAGATAATGACGCTTATAATATTAGACTACCTGCAAGTTTATTAATAGTAACAGCACCTAAACTGTTTGATAAAGCTGTTAAGTTAAGGTTAAAAGGTATAACTAAGACTAAAATACCTCCTTATTTTATTAACTTATACATGAGTAAAGGTGCAATGTTAGTAAACTCTAAAGATTACTATAATCCTACTAAGGATAATGTAGTTTGTGCTATAGTTGATAGTGATGGAGATATGAAGACGTATATAATATCTAAGGAATTAATACACTTAGATTTAAAAGTGTTAGATAATATCAAAGCTATTAGAAGTAAGATTAAGATAGGTTCATTTATTAAACATGAAGGTAAAGCAAGAAAGGTAATAAGGATAGAACATGCCGATTATAGAAGTTTACTACCACTGGCTTATATAAATAGTAATGGTAATGAGGTATGGGTTGATTTAAATACGATAGGTCATGTAGAATTAGCTAATTTAAACTTATTTACTGATGTTGCAGATAAGGTTAATGATAAGTCTAGATTAGAACCACTGCCCCCAAATGAGAAGTCTATCTGTGTAACAACTAATGGTATATTTCATACATATGAGAAAGGTTATACGTTGACTAAAGCTGATGCTAATAGCGGATTAGTTATAACTAATGGTTTTAAGGTATGGCGAATGAATGATATAGATTGGAGTTTTATAAAAAGTGGGAATACTGCTTATGAGTATAAGGTTGTTAATGTTGATATATTAGCTGAGTTTGCTAAAGCATGCAAGGATGACGGTAAGACTATCATATTACTGTATAGTGATTTAGAAGCTAAAGTTAAAGAAGCTAAGGCTAGTCCCTCTAATGACTTATCATTTAAACGTAATGCTATGCTAGCTTTTAAGAAGTATTCAGAAACATATAACGGTAAGACTATACATACTTATGATAAAGGGTATGTTATAACTGAGAAAGATATGGGTAATGGATTGCTTATAACTAATGGTGAGCATATATGGATAGCTGAGGATGTAGAGTATAAACATGGGTTTTTCGTAGCTGATGCTAATCTACTTAAACCTTACCTGTTATATATGAAAGCTAACCCTATTATGAGGTATAGTAGTGCTGTAGAGATAAGTAAGGTTTTAGCATTTAGCTTTAATGGGACTATAACTGATGATATGCCTATAACTAAAACAGGTATGATATCAGGGTTTGGTACAGGAGCTCCTGCATTGCTTACACTTAAGGATAACCTTGAGATGGAGGAAGCCATGCGTAGAGCGTGGAATGTTAATCCTGATAAACAGGGTATTGATGTACTTACTAATATGGCTGATATGTTAGCTAGCTTAGGTGCTAACATGCATGCTGCTACACAGTCACCTGAGTTTCATTGGAATATTATGGGAGGGGTTAAGGCTACTCCTAAACCGCGTAAGAATAATAGAGATGACCTATTAATGGACATCCCTTTTAAATAGAATTATACATTTATTAATACATATTAAACAATTAGATTATGGCTGAACAAGCAAAAGAGAACAATGGTATAATGGAATATGCTATTGTTAAGGAGGTTATGAGAATCTTCAAATTAGATGATGCAGGACGAGTTACTAAGTTCTTCAAGGCAATTGAGAAGTCTAGCAATCGTAAGATTGAACATGCTAGAACTAACATTGAGGTAATCAAAATCAATCGTAAGAACACGAAAGAGGATTACGCAATCAAGTTAGAAGATGCTAAGGATGACATCATGAACGCACGTACTAATGTCGACATAGAGAGATTAGGTTCTAATGCTAACATTGAGGTATATATGAGTGAGTACTTAGCTACTATTGCTACATTAGAAGCTAAGTATATTAGTCTTAAGACTAACGCTACGAATGCTGATGATGCGTTTGATGTTGCTATTAAAGATGAGCAGAAGTATATCAAGTCTCTGCAAAAGACTATTGACTTTAATAAAGAGTTGAAGTAATTTAAGTATGCAATCCTATTGTAATGATAGGATTGCTTTTATTAATTTTAATAATTTAGTATGAGCAATGAATTAAATATTAATGTTCCTGTATTCTCTAGAGCGAGAGTCATGACAGAGAAGGAGAAAGCTAAAACATTAGATAGAACGATTATTAAAGTTATTGTTTCTAGGTATAATGATTGGAATGATGTAATAGTTAAACAAGGTGTTAATGAATATTCAATACCTAAAGCTGAGAAGTATTTTAATTTTGCTAACTATCCTAATGTTACGCTTTACATGAACATAGAGAAACAAGTATTATTAGATACTATGTCCACTATGCCGTTTACTGATATTACAAAGGATAGGTATTCTCTATTCTATGAAAATGTTAGATTAAAAGGTTACTTAAAGACTATAGATGAGGTAGAATACTTTATACCCACTGAGGTATTAACGTATGGGGTAGCTCATTTCACAGGTAATATGACTAAAGATGACTAGTCCTGAGTTCTTAAGTTTCATAGCTACTAAACCTAAGTTCTTAGATGAGTTTAAATCATGGTTACAGAAAACACATGGTTTAGTCTTAAAGGACATATTAGGTAATAAGTCAATATCGCTTTATCCGTTTATATTAGAATACTTGCAAGGTATATATAATTTACAAGTAGATTTCATAATCATGCAAGATAATATAACTAAGGCAATAGCTTGTCATTATACCAACTATGGTAGAAATGGTAAACTAGGTAGCGATATTAACGATAGGACTACTGTTGCGGTATCTCCAACTTCTCCCTTTTGGTCTTATAGGTTCCAAACGCTCTCACATGTCATAAATATTATAAATGACCCATTCTAATGGAAGAGCTACATCAACCCAAATACACTAGACCTGTTAAGAAGGTTAAAGGTAAAGAGCTAAAGGAAGAGTTTAAGCTTACACTAGGTCAGAATACTGTCTTAAGAGGAATGTTAAAAGCTATTAAGGATTATGATACAGGTGGTTTACTAATGATACTAGAAGGTAGTGCCGGAACAGGTAAGACTACATTACTTAGGTATCTAGTTCACTATCTTAAAGGTTATTCTATAGTAGGTTCTGCTCCAACTCATAAGGCTGTTAGTATATTAGCTAAAAGTATTAAGGTTAAGACGGCTACACTTCATAAGCTATTAGGTTTAAGACCTGACGTTAATCTCGAAGACTTTGACCCGTCTAATCCTAAGTTTAGTCAAATAGCTACACCTACTATAAGTGAGACACAGATAGTAATTGTGGATGAAGCATCTATGATAAATCGTAATCTGCTTAAGGTTCTATATAATGAATCTAAGAATGAGAACACTATCATAATCTTTGTAGGTGATAGACTACAGTTACCACCAGTTAAGGAATCATATTCAAAAGTATTTGATATACCTTTACATTTCGAGTTAACTGAGATTGTTAGACAAGAAGCAGGGCATCCCTTATTAGAGTTATTAGGTATGGCTAGAAATGATATAGCTACTAACGGTAATAGTTTAATCATGCACCTATTTCGTAATCTTGATAAAGAGTTTATGAACGATGAAGGTATGGGTTATGCTACTTATAGTTATGCTAATTCAGTATCTGAGTTTGGTGTTAAGTTGGTAGATACTATTCGTAATAATATTATCGATACTCGATACTTAGCTTTTACCAATCCTAATATACTTGATTGGAATAGTTATGTTCGTAAGAGTTTAATTAAGTCTAAGAACATATTGACATTAGATGATGTAATGATGGGTTATAAAACCGTATTGGATGAGAATATGAATCCTATAATAACAAACTCGTTATATTACAAACCTATTGATGATGTGCTAGACTTTAGAGATAAAGATGGTAATAACTTAAAGGGTTATCTTACTAGTTTTAAGAATATAGATACAGGTGGTAGAAGTCCTGCTATGTTTGTATTAGACCATGAGGATAAACCAAGCGTTGAACTATTTAAACGTAACTACTACAACCTTCTTATAGATGCACAGTCTAAGCAAGGTTCATCTAGATATAAAGCATGGAAGTCATTCTACGCTTATACCGAACGAATAATGCTATTACGCGATATTGAACTAACGGCAAATATCAAAGCTAACAAGACTATAGACTTTATCTATGGGTCAACGATACACAAGAGTCAGGGGTCAACCTACAGGAGTGTATTCTTAAATCTTAGGAATGTATTATACGACAAGTGGGGTAATCCTGTTGGTAATATTAAACTGCGTAATAAACTTATTTATGTTGCTCTAAGTAGAGCATCTATTGAAGCACATATTTTAATTTAATACAGAAAATTATGAATCACACAGACATTAATAATCTCAAATTAGAGATTGGAGGTAAGGTAATAGTAGCACCTGCTAAAGGTAACATTACTGCTAGATTAGAAGCTTTCTTAGAGGAAGTAGAAAAAGAATCAGCTAAAGCTAGCAATAGTATTAAGCGTATAGCTCTAGCTGAAAGTCATTCTAATGAACGAGCTAATGAGGTAATGGAAATTACTAATGAGAATGATAAACTTAAAGACCGTTTCGTTGAGATGAGAACTAAGTTTAACTCAGCAGATAATGAGCTAAAGCGTAAACTTAAAGAGCTTAATGTTGCTAATATTAAAGTTAAGGAATTAACTAAGCTGGTAACTGATAAGAACGGATTATTGGATGATACTATAGCTGCTAGGGATAGAGCTATTAAGTCTACTAATAGTAACTTAAAGGGTTGGGATGCTGCATCTGCTGTAATTAAGAATCTAAAGTCAGATGCTAAAGTAGTAGAAGCTAATCATCAGTCTTTACTCTTTGATATATCTAAGTTATTAGTCGACCTAAAGACATGGTGGGCTATTAAGTTATTCGGTAGCTCATTAATAGTTAAGATTGATTTGATTATTAAGAGACTAAAGTAGTAATGAGTTGCACTAGATGTAAATTAGCAGTGGGTCGCTATAACCAAGTAAAGGGTTATGGCACACCTACGGCTGATATATTCTTCTATCGTTACTCTCCTACTATTAGAGAGGATAAAGATGGACTATTGATGTCTAATCCTAGAGCTGTTAAGTTTCTAAGTATATTACAAGATTATGAATTGGATGTTGATTCTATTTATATCACTAGTGTGCTTAAATGTAGAGCTAGAGGTAAGGTTACAAAAGTAGAAGTGTCAACATGCATGGCTAATAATCTAGCTAGCGATATAACTATACCACCTAAGGTTAATGTGATTCTAGGAGTTAAGGCTTTCAGAGCTTTGACTAATAACTTTGCCGTTAAGCATGTAGATGATTTAAAAGGAGAGTTCTTCACAGTTGGGAAATTACATAATTGTATATTGATACCTGACTATTCTTATAAGGTTACAGATAGTAACATACACAAGTTTAAGGAGTATCTTAATAAGATAACACTTGAATATGAATTAGCATTGTTGTAATGCTCCCTCTATGACGGGGTAGCTAAGATTAACAAGATGAGCAATACGAGTAAGATATTAATAATCCTAGCATTGATGATACTATTAATAGCAGTTATTAGTAATGTGAAAGATAAAGCATTAGAGGATTACAAATTACAACATCCTACTAATGAAGATAAAACTATAATAGTATATACTGATAAATCTATACATGATTTTGTATTAGGTATTAAGAAGGTTACACCTGAGGGATATACTGTAAAGATAGTTAAGAATACGATTAAAGAATAAATTATGGAAGTATGGATATATGACGTTGAGTGTGTACCTAACTTCTTTTCTATAGCGTTGGAACATTCTACTACAGACGAAAGACTTACGTTTATACTATTTCATGACATGATTGGTGAAGACCATATAGATGATTCATTAAAGATAGCTGAGTTCTTAACTAGGAAGTTGTATCTAGTTGGGTATAATAGTTTTACTTATGATGATTTACTATTGAAGTTCATAATCAACATGTTGTTCAATGAGCGTAAGTTAAAGAATAAAGTAGATAAGCTTTATAAGTTGAGTAAAGAGATAATAAGTAGTCAAACAGACTATGTTACTAGTGACTTAATTAATAGACTTAAATGGAGTTCTATGCCTGCTAAGTCTATGGATATGATGAGAATACTAGGTTTACATAAACCACCTAAGCTTAAATCATTAAAGCAGACACTTATCAATATTAATTGGTATCTTATCCAAGATTGGGAGATGCCTGATTGTACAGATGAGGAGTTAACTCTATATCCTCATATGACTAAAGAATATGTTAATGCAATGCCTGACTTTGATAGGTTTGTGTTAAAAGAGCATATACCTGCAATGATTGATTATAACTTCAATGATGTGGGTGGAACAAAAGCTATATACAAACATGAGTTACCTGAGATACGATTAAGGTTTCAAATATCACAAAGGTATAGAGTTAATGTAATTAATTCCGATAGAAGTCATATAGGAGATGTGTTATTGAACAAATATTATGCTGATGCTACTAACATGGAGTTGTCAGAGTTTAGAGATAGTAGGACACATCATAAGGTATTACCTATAAAAGATGTTATTTGGGATAAGGTATATTTTAAGACTGCTTACTTTAATAACTTAATGGATGAGTTGAGAGGTAAAGTAATCGTATCATATTCCGAGTTAAAGCAGACATTGATATACAAGATGGGTTTCGAGTTTGGTGCAGGTGGTCTACATAGTGTTGATAAACCTGCTCTGTTTAAGACTACAGATACTCATATTATTAGAGATGTTGATGCTGACTCTTATTATCCTAGTCTAATGTTAAATAAAGGTGTATCTCCTAGACATTTAGGTAGAGAGTTCTTAGAAGTGTTTGCGGTAATAGTAAAGCAACGATTAGAAGCGAAGAAGTCAGGTGACAAAGTAACGTCAGATGGACTTAAGATTACAATTAACGGTACATTTGGGAAAATGTCTAGCGAGTATAAGTGGGTGTATGATAGAATGAGCCTATTAGAGGTTACTATCAATGGTCAACTACTATTGTTAATGCTAATTGAACAGTTTTATGAAGCAGGTATCGAAGTAATATCAGCTAATACAGATGGTATTGTGTGTAAGATACCAAGAGAGAAAGAAGATATATATACTGCCATTTGTGATGAGTGGGTGATTAATACGGGGATTGGTATGGACTATACTGATTACTTATTATATGTTAGAAGAGATGTTAATAATTATCTAACTGTAAAACGTATTGAATACAATGAGAAGAAACATGTCGGTAAGACTGTTTACGAGGATGTTAAAGGTAAGTATGTAAAAGATGTTAAGCGTAAAGGTTCATTCAATAAAGATATACAATTTGAAGACCTAAGTAGAGGTGTAAGTATGACTATAGTAGCTGAGGCTATTGAGGAATACTATGTTAATAATATACCTATTGAAGAGACTATCAGGGAGAGTAAAGATATAACTAGGTTCTTTCGTACAAAGAACACAGCTAGGAAATATACTAATATAATTGAAGTGTTAAAAGATAATGAGTTAGTTAAGACTACATATCAGAAGAACCTTCGATTCTACGTATCCACGAAAGGTGGAACACTATTGAAATACTCTGACCCAGCAAAGGGAGGAGATGGGACTACAAGTAATCAAATGAAGGGTAAGTTAGTAACGATAATGAATAAGATAGAAAGATATGAAGATATGTCTGACTATCATATAAACTATCCTTACTACATATCACAAGCTAGAAAAGTCATACATGACATTGAAGGTGTAACAGGAGACTTGTTTGCAGGAGTATCATTTTAGATGATACGGATAGCTACCCCGTGTATAGAGGATAGTCATTAATAATAATAAACTTATAATTATGCATAATACTGTTTTAGATAATTTTAAAAATAATAAAGGTAGAGGGATTTATGTATATGATGACCTCGAAGATAAAACTACTTTAGTTACTAAGTACGCTACATTAGTTGAGAATAAGAATAGAACAGAAGTGATACGTATGTTAACGTTTGCTAATAATCTATTTAGTGTTGAATCAACTAATGTTAAGAATATTAAGATAAGTGATGTTGTAGGTGGTGAAGTATCACCTAAGCATTTAGTGATAGATATATTAGAAGCAGATAACATAGCTCACACAGAAGCGTCATTGAAAGCGGTGGAGTCAGTGTTTGTTCTAATACTAATTTCTAGGAAGTTGATACACTTATTGGATAATAGCGAGTTTGTAATACTAAATGAGTTTAAAACTATATACACGTTCAACAAATACGGGTGTGTCTTCACAGAAGAAGAGCAAAAAGATTACAATGCATTGACAGATGAAATAAACATAGCTTTAGTTAAGTTCCCAGTAGATGCCTTTGATGGGACTAATATGAAGTTTGAGAATACCTTTGAGCTAATGAATGCCGTACTCAGAGGTAGGACTACTAAGGATAAGAATGGCAACTTTCACAAAGTAGATAGCAAGGATATAATAAGTATAATATCTAAGTATCATGGATGGAACAAAGACTTAGATAAGTCTATACGTTTATTCAATGAGTTAGATATAGCTTTTAAACCTAGTGCTATTTATGATGCAGCTGATGGTCTAATGCGTATCTTTAGTAATAGAGCTAACATGCTAACTAATAATGCAGGAAAAGTCAATGCGTTAATAGACATACTATACGCGTATAAAGGCAAACAAATACTTATATTTACTAACTCTACTGAGTTAACTAATGCTGTTATCTATAGAGCTGAGACAGGCGTATTAGATATAAAGGTTAAAGGTTATCATAATAGCTTAAAGAAGCAAGCAATGATAGGCGAAGACGGTAAACCCGTAGTAGTTAAATCAGGGACTAATAAAGGCTCTATTCGTATGATTGGTAGCACTATTATCAAACGTATGAATTTGGAGGATTTTAGAAATAAATCAATAAATGTTCTAATTGTGTCGGGTGCAATCCCTAAAGGAGTTGATTTTAAACTTGATGCTGATATGATAATATTGGCAGGAAGTAAACAACCTTTAGCAAAAAGCATCCATTCAGAAAGCTTAAAACTATATAATAAATCAATTCCTGTTATCTGTTTGTATAATAAATACTCGAATGATGATAAGAAATATAATAGTTTATTTTATAAAATTCGCAGTTATGTAACAATGGAAACAATGAAAGATTTTACACTAAAGTAGTAAATAAAGTATAGAAATGTTTGTTTTTAAGTTAAATGTTTTTATATTTACACCAATGAATGAAACACAAAAGGATACTAAGTTAGTCGTAAGTAGTGCAGATACTACAGGATTCGATGATTTAGTAGCAGGATTCGATAGTTTACAGAAGTATGCAGAGCTTATAATGAAGTCTAAAGCATACAATAAGCAACTAGAGAGTGTCGATGATGTAATGAACGCTATTATAATAGGTCGCGAAATAGGTATTAGTCCTATGACTGCTATAATGTTAGGTAAGAAGTTAAATGCCAACAAAGTGTTTAGTGTTATAAAAGGTAGAGGAATGGGTATAGACCCTATCACAGCGATAGAGAATATACACATAATACCTACTAGTAATGGGGATGTAAGTGTCACAGGTGTTCATATAATTAGTAGTCAGTTAGTAAAGGCAGGAGTTAAACTAGAGATTCTAGAAGATTATACTCCTCTATATAAATATATAGATGCTAAAGGGCAACGATATGATATAGACTTAGTGAACAGCAGACCTGAGAAGTTTCATATTAACGGTACAAGTGGGGATTCTGAGGGCAAAACAGTAGTTGCTCTTGGGAATAACCCTAGTACATATCAAACAACCATTAGATTCACACGAAAACTGAATAGCGGATTAGAAAACGTTATCTCTATATCGTATAACTTAGAGCAGGCAACCATAGCTGGATTGTATAAGGGTAAACACCCAATAACTGGTGTAGAAGTTAACGGTAAAGGGAATTGGAATGAGAATCCTGCTACTATGCTTAGAAATAGGTGTATTAGCTTAGGTGGTAGAATAATTGCATCAGACTATTTACAAGGTGTATATGAGTTCTCTGAAATAATAAAAGATAATGACAAGAACTTCGCTACAGTGGTAGAAGAAGGTAAGACAATTCTTACAAACAAAGAAGGTAAAGTCATATCAGGAGACACAGAAGAGAGAAGTGAATAGTTTGGTTAGTGAAAGAGCCTAGTATTAAAGGCAAGAGTTAAAAAGTTTAATAAACAATTAAAATTAAGTAAGATGAATTTATTTGCAGTACCTACAGTATCAGTGACAAAGAGAAATCAAGATTTAGAGCCTAAAGTAATTGTAACTCCTACAGCAGGGATATTACGTATCAATGAAGCGGCTTCTAAGTTCATGGACGTTAAGATGGGAGAGCATGTATTGTTCTTAAACAATGATGACACAGTTCTAAAAGCTATTGCTGATAAGAACGAAGACATCTTAGCATGGGCAGAAGAGAACAACAAGCCTGTTGCAGAGTTCCCACGTAGTTTCTGGGTAGTTAAAGGTTGGTTAGAGCTTGATGACGATGGTGAAGTAGTAATGGTTAAAGAGCGTTTAACTCCACAAGAGAGAAAAGATGGTAAAGTAGCTGAGATGGTTGAGAGCTTTGTTGGGTCTAAGATGGCTTCTCACAAGGGACGTAAGGGATATGGAACATTAAGTTGTTCATCTACTACTAACTGGGCATTACTAGGTGGTGTTAAAGGTCAATCTAAATCATTCGAGTTAGACTTAACTGGATTTGACTACAATATTGATGGTGAGGAGAGAACAATGTACGCATTGAAATCTGAAGCTATCATCGAAGAAGTTGAAGCAGAAGAGAATGATGGTATGTTAGGTATGGGTGACGAGTAATCACCAATAGTATCAATCTATAGGACGGGCATTTAAGCTCGTCCTTTTTTATCACTAATTTTATAAACATTTAAAATATAATTTTATGGCTAGAGGTATAAATAAAGAAACTAGAGCTGGTAATATCAAGAAGTTTAAACCTTCTGAGAATGTACATGATGGTTTATCATTGGTTATCTTAGATTCAGTTGAAGTTACTAAAGCAGTAGCAGAGGAAGATTCTAAACAAGAAAGTTTTAGAGGGGAAGAAGTTCCAAGAATAACATTCGTGTTTAAGGAGTTCACTAAGAATGAGAATCCTGCATTCTACTATCACTCTTACAATTCATTAGAGCAAGATAAGAAAAATACAGCTTTATTCGAGGATGCTATGTTTGAGATGATTAATCACTTCATTCAAGGTTTCGGATATGTATTAACTGATGATGACTATAAGTCTTTGGAGTTAAACGTATCTACAGAAGATAAGCCTAGTGAGACACTAAAGGCGTATTTATCTTTCTTTAATGGTGTTGCTAATGTATTCAATAAGGGTGCAGAAGGTAAGGCTATCTTTAAGACAGATAAAGATGCATTTATTCCTGCTTATCTAAAGTTACTATTGTATTCTGTAATTAAAGGTAAGGTTTCACCTATCAATAGAGGTGATGCAGGATTACAGTTATTTCCGGGTGATGGTGTATTCGAAGTTTACAAGAAAGATGTTAAACCGTCTATTAGTATAAACATTGCTAAAGGTGAGAGTATTACACCTAAGGCTGTCGTTGATGCTACTACTGCTCCTGTGGGAGGTGGAGGAACTGCTGGTGCAGGTGCTCCTATCATGGATGATGATATCCCTGATGAATTGAAGTAACATTAATAGTATTATTAATATAGAGGAGTATCCAATTATGGGTACTCCTTTTTTATGTGATTAATATGAGTAAAGGAATTAAAAAGAAACTATCAACAAGGTTAATCCTTAATAGTGTATCACAGGCAGACATCTTTGCTCATTATCTAAATAAGTTTATACCTACGAATACTATGACAAGTGATATTATAGATTCGTTGGCTGACTCAGGTACTAGAATAAGGAGTCCATTGCGTGTAGATAAGAATCCAAGCTTAGGTTTCAGATACTCTACTAAAGGTAAACTAAGAGCTAAAGACTTTGCAGGTTACTTTTGGGGTGATTGTTTTGATTTAGTCGGTTATGCTATAGGCGTGAATGTTAATAAGAAGAGAGGTTTTTATAATGTATTAATACATATAGTAGCTGAACTTAATATTAACATAATGACAGGAGAATCAGAGCAAGAACATGTTGAAATTAACACTGAACTAATACGGAATCATAAACACATTTTCAGAGTAGAAGCTAGAGATTGGACTGATGACGATATAGACTATTGGAATAAGTATCATATAACTATAGAGTTCTTAATACTATATAATGTACAACCTATAAATAGATTTTGGGTAGATGAAGATAGTCAACCTGAACCTAAGTACATTTATGAGCGTGGTGATAAAGCCTATGCTTATAATTTAGGTAAAGACGCACTAGATATAACTAATTGGGAATTGTATTTCCCTGATAGGTCTAGACATGATATGCGTTTTATGATTAATGCTAGTGTTATAAAGGGATTAATTAATTATCATCATCATGCTGATACACTAATATTAACTAAGTCTTACAAAGACGTAATCGCTATAATGCAGTTCTTGTATAAACACTTTAGAAACTTATATTATAAGACTAATTGTTTAGCAGCTGCTAGTGAGAGTACGTACATATCTAAGGATAAACTAGACTACTTAGTTAGACAGCATGACAGATGTATATCACTTATGGATTTCGATAGGACTGGTATTACAGCGGCTAATCATTATAGGAGATATGGCTTTGAGCCTTTGTTTCTTACTAATGGTAAATTCAATACTGTTAATTTCTATGCAAAGGATTTTACAGATTATTTAGACAGAGTGGGAGTTACTAAATTAAAAAAGATAATGGAGAACATGAATAAACATATAACCCCATTTACAACAAGTAGGGGAAAGCTAATCTATAGAAAGTTTAGCTTATTGAAGAAGGATAGGGATTATGTTACATTAATGACGTATTTATCAACTGATACATTACAGCTAGTTAAAGATAGTTTTAAGTCAGATAAGATAATAAACATCAATGGAATTAATATTCATTCATCGAGAGCATTAGCACAGGGTAAGCCTGATAGTGTTACCGAGAAACAAGTTAAACATTGGATTGAGAGTATAGATGAAGATTGGATTAATGCTTCATATGATTATACCGATAATACAGGTTTAATTAAAACAGATAATAAAGGTGTGAGTAATGTAATGATGACTCAACCTGCTACATTCACCGAATTGTTCTTATTCAAGATAGGGCAAATAGGGAATCCTCCAAACGTATTAGTTTTTAAGATTAAAAGAACTGAATACATGAATCAAATTAAAGATATATTCAAAACTTATAAAGAGCTAAGTTATGAAACAGTATAAACACTTATTACATACTATACTTAGTAAAGGTAGAGTTAAAGAAACTAGAACAGGTAAGGTTATAGGTGTACACTCTCATTTAAGTAGTTATGACTTACGTGAGGGTTTTCCAATAGTTACTATAAAGAAGACTTATTTCTCTTCTATAGTAAAAGAATTGCAATGGTTTTTAAGTGGTAATCCATCAGTAGACTGGTTACTAGAGAATAATGTTAACATATGGAATGATGACTTATACCGTTGGTTCATAGAAAGAACTAATGATACTATAAGACGCGGTATGTTAGAGTTTAATGGTTATCCTGATAATACTACAATGACACAAGAATTGTTCTTTGAGTTATTAGAGAAGGATGACTTTATCAAGAAAGATTATGGTTCATTAGGAAGGATTTATCCTCATCAATGGCGTAGCTTTAACGGTAAGGTTGACCAAATTAAGAACTTAATAGAAGGACTTAAAGATAATCCTCTTTCTAGGTATCATGTAGTAACTGCATGGAATCCTGATGATTTACAAGAACAGGCTATAGGTGCATGTCATATGATGTTTACATGTAATGCATTCCCTATGTCTATTAGTGAGCGTATTACTTATTCAGGTTTAGATATATCTCAGGATATTGAAGTGGGTGAGATAGTTTCTATCTTAGATAACAATAATGTACCTAAGTACTATCTAGATATGACTATGATTCAGCGTAGTGGTGATTCATTCTTAGGGATACCTTTTAACATTAGTTCTTATGCACTGCTATTAGAGTTAGTTGCTAGGAAAGTTAACATGATACCTAAGCATTTACATCATCATATTATAGATGCTCATATCTATGTTAATCATATACCACAAGTTGAGAAGATATTAGAACGTAACTCATTTGAGTTACCACAGATATCATTCGATGGCGATGTAGATGTGCTAAACTTTGATTTCAAACATGTCAAGTTACATAACTATGAACATCATGCCTTTGTTAAAGGTAAGTTGAATGTAGGACTTGACGACAAGTGTGAAGTATGAGAGTAAGTCCTAAAGAGAAGAAGATAATACTAACAAAGTTTAATAAGCTAGATGATATTAAGAAGAATAACTATATTAGCTTTTGTTTAAAACTGTTAACTAAAGGGACGTATGCTATAGGCTCGTATGGTTATACTTATCATTTAGAGATATTAAAGATAACAGGTATTACTAATGCTCAAATAGAAGCATTAAATACTACTATAGAATCACTTGACATAAAACCCGTAGCGGTAGTCAAGAAAGCTAAAACTAACCGTAAAGGTAAGGTGCAAAGAGATATTAATCATATACCTACAGATGACGAATTGCAAGAAGAACGAGCAGAGTTTATGCGTGCGTTGAAGAAGCAAGAAGCTAGTAAGGGTAAACAGGTTAATATGATGTAATGAATGATTCTTCTCTTATGACGGGGGAGCTAGAACTAATTATATGAGTTATACAAGTGATAAGTTATACGCTAGAGATATGCATGGAAACATCGTACAGTGGTGTATTAGGTCAACTGCTGATATATCAGGAGAGCGACAAATAGGTATAAATACTATCCATTTTGGGCGTGTTGATACTAAACAAAGAGAGATTAAAGCAACTATAAGCGAAGGTAAGAATATAGGTAGGAGTAATGCTACTACTGCTTATAGTCAAGCCGTTAAAGAAGCTAAAGCTAAAGCTAAACATAAGCTAAAAGAGGGTTATGTATCATTAGATTCATTAGGCGTAATAATAGATAAGACAGGTGACATCGAAGTGTATAGTTATAAGGATGATACGGAAGGTTATATTAGTCTATACGCTGTATTAGACGTGTTGTTGCCTAAAGTTAGATTAGATGAGAATGGTTTTAGTAAGCCTATGAAGGCTCAACCATATAAATCTGATAAGATACCTTATGGTTCATGTCAGCCTAAGATTAATGGAGTTAGAGCTTTTATATCCTATCGAGTAACATCTGATAGGGGATTGTTTGATGATGGTAAACAAGTAATAATATCATCTAAAGAAGGATTAATCTATAGAATATCTCATTTAGAAGAACAGTTTAAAGCTATATTTGAAGGTGATACTGGCTGTAAAGATGTTGTATTCGATGGTGAAATTTATATTAAAGATGAACATGTTACTACTATTGGAGGTGCTGCTAAGAATCCTAAGAATCCTAATCATGAACGATTAGAGTTTGTATGCTTTGATTTAGCAATATCCGATTCACATCAGCATAGACGTAATCTTAGGAGATTTACTATATTAGGAGAAGAGGTTAATCCTCATATAACTCCTAATAAGAAGGCGGGTATATATAATCTAATTACGATTAATGCTACTGAGAAAGACTTTGCTACTTTTACAGAGATGTGGTTAGAACAAGGTTATGAAGGAGGTATCATTAGAGATAATGAGGCTGAGTATAAGTTTGGTAGTAGACCTAAGACTATGCTTAAATTAAAGAAGTTTTTCGATGAAGAATATAAATTGGTTGATGTTATACCTACTGATAGAGACAAAGCTGATGATGGGCGACCTACATGCTTATTTGTATGTCAGACTAAAGATGGTAATACATTTAAGGTAACCCCTAAAGGTTATAATAAGACCGAGAAAGCTGATATGTTAGATAATAAGCATACTCATATTGGTAATCCTGTAACAGTTAAGTATTACGAGAAGACTAAGAACAAACTACCATTCCATGCTAACGGGTGGCTCAGGAACTATGAATAATCCTAAGGTAGAATTAACATCCTTAATGGTTGAAACCTATAAGATGTTAGAGAAACCTGTAGAGTTTACAGAAAGCATAGAAGTCAATAGTGACGGTACAACTGTAATGCTAATATTAACCATACCTATAGACGGTGGACTATGTACTAAGATGGGTATTGATTCTAATAGACTAGTTACTACAAATGTAATGTATCTAGTAGACCAATTAACCTTATTAATAAATCATTTAAAAGAAGAGAGAAATGGAGCAAATTAAATATTTACCAATGTTACAAAATGATGAATCTAAAGTTATAAAGACTAAGGATATAGTCAACGACATGGTAGAAGACTTAACCTCTATTGAAGATACAGCAGTTAGAGTAGACTTACACTTACGTTTAGTAAAGTTAAGTTCTGCTTTCGCTGAGGTGTTGAAAGATGGAAAGTATAAGAACTTCGCAATAGAAGCATTTGATGAGGAAGCGTCAAGACTAAGTCAAGCTAAGTTAGAGATTGATGGTTCTACTATAAGTAAAGCTACTGTTCATACAGCATATGATTTTACTAAGTGTAATCATCCTTTATTGGACTTCTTAAATAATGTTACTGCTAAGTTTAAGGATATGCGTAAAGAAATAGAGACTAAACTTAAAGCTATACCTGAATCAGAGAGTATATTAGTAGATGATGTGCCAACTATTATAGGAGGTAATGAGAAGATTATACTAGATATACCTAGTATTGTAGCTAAGTTACAATTTGTAATTAATGATGCTCAGACACTAGTTGATACTATTGAATCTGTTGAGTATTTTACTGTTAATCGTCCTGTTGTAATTAGAACTACGGGACTTAAAGTATTAAGGAAATGATAAACATTCAATCACAACCAATAGTATTGCAGAATCCGGGAGATGGTGATTTAGTATCTAGAGATTTAGAACTACTTACTAATACTTTAAGCAATAGACGTAACAATAACGCATTAGCATATGCTACGTTAGAGAAAGATGAAAATAATCTAAATGATTTTATATCTAGATATGATTCATTAAGTTTTACTAATGTAGGTAAAGAAGTGCAAATGAGTATTAATTCATCTATTAATAAAGATGGATTACGTATGCATAAGAATGCTATTAGTCAAAGTGCTGCTAAGTTAGGAATAGATGGTAGATTCATATCTAAACTACAAAGAGATAATTCTGAATGGGCTAAGAATCTATTAGCTTATACTCTTAATTCATTCACTAAGAATGCTCGTAAAGGTGATAAAGGTTTAATAAGAGCCGTAGGAGATGAAGTTCGAGGTATGGTATCCGATAGTTATCATAGATACTCTACAGGAGATGTGTATCATGGTTTACTAACTGAGTATAAAGATAAAGCTTATATGTTGAACACTCAATATAACGGCTTAACTTCATACTTAGAGTTAGTTAGTAATAAGATGCGTAGTTTCTACTTAGACGGTAAACTAGTTAACATGGTGTTTGGCTTACAGATACGTAACAGTAGTTTCGGACTAGCCGCTTTAGATGTAAGACCGTTCTCTATGAAAGTAGTATGCGGTAATGGTATGACCACTAAACACGTAATGCGTGAGATTCATAGAACAGGTCGTAGTAATGCTTATGGTTTCTTATCTAATGAGACACTAGCTTTAGAAGCTAAAGTTAATACTAGATATGTACTAGATGCTGCTGATACTATATTCTCAGATGGTAATATAGATACTCAGATACGAGCTATGTCAGACTTATCAAGTATTAAAGTAGATGATGGTGATATACAGCAACTATCTAAGTTCAAAGTTAGAGATACTGAGATAGCAGAAGTTATGGCTATTATATTAGGAGGTAAGGAAGATGATGGATTATTAGGTAATCATTCAGCTTATGACATGTCACAGGCTATAAGTAAAGTAGCTCAATCTAAACCTTTAGAGCGTGAGAAAGAATTGCTAGATGTTAGCGGTAATTTCATGCAACAGGTTATAGATAACTATGGTAAGAAATGACACGCAGATATAAGAAAGGCGAAAGTATCGGATTAGACTTTGAGTTTATCCGATACTTACCTACCGATAATAAGCATAATAGACGTATCGAGTTTAAGTGTCATTGCGGTAACATTATGGAAGGTCTAGCATCTAACATAACAGGATTACAGATTTTAGGATGTGGTTGTACTAAGTATGGTAATACCATAGAGAAGACAGCTAATGTTAAATTCAGTAATGGTGAAATACGTGAGATAGAATTAGATATTCACGTATCTAGGATGGCAGCGATGTCATATTTCAGTAAAGGTATGACGTTCAATATAGGAAAGCATAAAGATGATGTTCAAACTATTATAGGACTGACTATAACCTTTAGATATTTTGATAAACAAGGAGAACTTTTAAAAGAGATTACAAAATGAATTATTTCAGTATAATGACAAGAGGGAGAGAGTTCCTTATACAATGGAAAGGGTATAGAGTAATAGTCTATTTACTAATGACTGATGTTGAACCTACAGAAGGTGATATAAAAGATTTAATAGGTAAGGTAGATGGTTACTTAGAAATCAATGATAGTATTTACGGTATTACCATCGATGAAGATAAAGCTAGAGAGTTAGCCACTGATGTTATAGATAGCTTTGAAGAAGAACTTTTAGGTAAAGAGGTATGAGTAATAAGGATATGCGGACCTATAAGTATGATATTCCTATAATACTAGGAGTCACCGATTTACTAGGTGTTCATGCATGGATAGGTTCTTCACAAGGGGATAGTTCTGTATCTAATGATGTAAATGGTGACCATTCATGGCTAATGTTTACATTCGGTAATGTGGATGAGACCGACCAGCAGGCTATAGATGAGGAAGTAAGACGAAGACATGTAGCGAATGATTCATATATCGCTGATTTAAAACGAAAGGGTGAATATGCTAGAGAAATACCTAGAGAGATATCTATTGGTTTAATACATGACCCTTTGTTTGATACTCCTTTGTTTGATACTCCTTTGTTTAATAATAATGATAAAATCATCAAGTAGTTTCTTTATGCTTGATACAACCAAGATAAGTAATGAACAGAGAAGATATAAATACAATCGTAAAAGAGTGGTTAGCTACTAGAGTTGAACTAGTGATGGATAATCCTAGACCTTTAACTAACGATACTTTCACTAACGGAGCTATGAACTTAGCTGATGATATAGAGGGTATTCTCACAGATGTATTCTTAAGTGATACAGATGGGGTATTAAAAGGTATGCTTAAAGATACATCAATAACTAAAACTAAGAAACATGGAAATTGAATACACAGAAAGAGTAGAGTTACACGCAATGCTTAAGGATGAGCTACGTATAAGTAACAATAAGGCTGATAGGATTATAACTAAGATTGAGAAGATAATGCAATCAGCTACATGTGATAGTTCTCAGACTGAAATGTTTAAAGAAAAAGATAAATAATCATGATAATACAAATGTCGGGTAAGAAGCAGTCAGGTAAGAATACTGCTGCTAAGGTAGTCCAATGGTTAATCCATAAAAATAGAGGAAGTACTGTTTCATTAGAGACTTTCCTAACGTATGATAAGGCTAGACGTGAAAGGTTTACGGGATGGGAAGAGAAATCATATGCCGCTAAGATTAAACTACATGTTGCGGATATACTCAATATCAGTACTGACTTATTAGAAGATGAGGAGTTTAAGAATAAAGAGTTAGGTGAGAAGTGGACTAGATATGCCTATGCTACAGGATTTGAAGATGTAGAAGGTGAGCGATTAATGGTTAGCACTACCTGCTCTAAGGAGAAATACGCAGAAGAGCAACGTAGTAATCGGCAAACTGCATACAAGATGGTGCATACCCCTAGAACACTACTGCAAATGGTGGGTACTAATATAGGTAGAATCGTACATGCTGATTATTGGGTAAATGGGTTGATGATTGATTATAAACCTATTGTAGATAATGCACCACTACCTACTGGTAGTATATACGGAGGCGGTATGATAACGCTCCCTAATTGGATTATAACTGATTGTAGGTTCCCTAATGAGGCAGAAGTTACAGATGGTGATACACCTAAAGCCGATGGTTTTGTAATTCGTATTAAACGTAAAGCGGGTGAACATGATAATCATATCTCTGAGACTGCTTTAGATAATCATAAGTTTAAGTATGTGATTCATAATAATGCCTGTATTGATAACTTAGCTGACCAGTTAGCAGTAATACTAACTAAAGAAGGTATAATAAATAAGAAGTAGGTTATGGGAAAAAGAGTTAAATGGTTTAATAAACCAACGAAGTTTAGAGTATTTAAGGAATTATGTAGGATATATCCTGATAATTATATAGTACTAGATGAACATCTATCTAAACATAGTACTACTAAAGAGCATAAGGTTATATTTAAAGCATATATAGACAGTCCTATACTTGGGGATATGAGTTGGTCTCCTGATTTTGATACCATAGGAGATTTACATACGTATATAGCCGATAAAGTAGGTGATGCTTATTGTAGTGTTTCACGATAAGTTTGATACGTATGACCTCTAAGTGGCTGAGAGCTAATATAATCGAATCTCTATGACGGGGAAGCTAGACTATTCAAATAGAATTATAGTAAGTCTGATAGGCTCTAGCTTCCCCGTCAGAAGAGATGCAATCATTCAAATACACAAATAAGAAGACTAGAACAAGTAATTGCTCTAGTCTCTTTTTTATCGTTAAACACAACCCCTAGTTAACACTGTAGAGCTTGTAGTATCTATTATTATCATTAAGATTTGCCCATCTAAAGTATTGATTAGCAGCAGGGGTCATCTGTTGCATTCTAACACCTAGTTTAAGCTGTTTATTATAACCGCCACCTTTAAAGTAATTAGCTTCTGAATTACCCGTAACCTCATTCAATACATACATTACCAACTCAGTACCTAGCTTGACACCGCCTTGAATAGTACCATAAGTAGCAGAAGGATTAGCCATAACTTTAGCCCCTTCATTAAGCCATCCAACTACAGGTGTATACGCCATCAATTCACTTCTTACGGCATCTACCTCATATATCATAAAGTTATAAAATATATTATCCTTTAATTCATCATCATCATCCCCTAGCTTCTTTAGACCTGCGAGTAAGAATAATGCTAAGGCTATAGATAAGAACTCGCCTGATACTCGTATGACCGATGCCTTATCTTGCTCACTTAAGTTAGACCAATGAGCACCTGCGTTATTAAAGTAATCAGCATAGTTACTTAATACAGCTTCGATAGCTTCTTTCCATTCATAACTCTCTTTATCCAATTTCTGCTTAATAGCATCTTTACTCATAGCACTGAATAAGAAGTCTCTAGTTACTTTGTAATCTCCTTTATCATACTCATCACGTCTAACATTGTAGAACTCTTTAGTATTCCAACCCCCTCTAGTACCGAAACGCTTAACCCAACCCGGTCTAGCCCAGTGTCTAAACTGCATTACTAATTGACCGAACATGCTATTCTCAACAGCACCTTTATCCGAAGGGTTATAGATACCATGTATCTTATGATTAACACCTTGAACCTTACCGAAGAACCTAGCCAATAGATTAGATGTTAATGGACTATCCTCTTTAATTTTAAGATACCCATCTTCTAGCTCAAGCATATCTTGAATTTTAGGTAAGTCTTGAAACTCAGCTCTAGCTTCTTTTACTATTCGCTTATTATTAGTATTAACCTCTTTAAGCGTAGCTATACCTTTCTTATCCTTACTGTAAACTCCTTTAGCTTTCTCTTTTCTACCTTCTATAAAGTCACTTTCAGACATTAGCATCCCATCAACTATAGTATGTGATAAACTCATAGCCAATAATGTCTTATTCTGCATCATGTGTTCTCCCATATGCTGACCAATGTATCCAATAGTTACAGCTTTACGCATATATCTATTATACATAAACTTAGATTTAGCTATATCATCGCCTTCAAAGTAATCATTAAGTTCAACGTTATCAGTTCCCAATTCATCACCTACATTAACCACATCTGCTACATTAACAAAAGCAGATATTAATGTGTCGGCTTTACCATCTGTTCGTTTACTATCCTTTACGAAGTTAGATATGTTATTACCATACTTTACATTACTTCTACGTAGATACTTAACATCGAAGAACTGTCTACCTCCTGCTTCAATAGCTGTCATAATGCTACCATATGCAACGTTCTTTACAGCACTAAACACGTTAAATCCAATTCCTTTAAGTGATGTATAAGTACGAATACCACGCAGTAAATGGTCATACTCTCGTTCATCTAAGAACATCTCACCTAAGACCATTTCATAATCCTTAAGGATACGTTTGTATAGTCTAGATTCTATACCTTTTATTTTATCGTTTAATGCTTCACCTTGTAAGTTTTTAGATACACTACTTTTAAGTTTATCATATCTACTAAGCTCACGTTGCATAGTATGTCTACCTATAGTAGCAAGTAGTAATCTAACCTCTCCTTGTGATTCTACCCTAGCTTGATGCTCTAGAGTATTCTTAATAAATGCAGGTATAGTCTTAGCACCATCGTAACTAACTAAATCAGCATGATGTGAATCATTCTCTTTACGTAGTTCGTTATTATGAGCGATAATACCTTTCATTAAATCACCTTCGATAGTAACCTCATAGGCAGTAGCAACATGTTCTCTCATACGTTCTTCATATTGAACAGTAGTTTCACTATCTAATTTATCTAACAATCGTATTAATGGTTTTTGCTCTATCTTTCTAGCATTCTTTAACATTAAATCAAATACTTGCTGTCCTGATACATCTCTACCTATACGCTTAGTCTTATCTTCTTTACCTATTATAGATTGAGTAGATACGCCAGGCATATAGTATAAATTAGTAAATGGGTCATTAAGATGCTCTGTTAAGTTATCATACAAGTCTAATAGATATGCTAAGTATTCTTTCTTAGTGTCATCTAGTTTCTGAAACTTATCACTATCATGTAAACCGTCTTTAGGATAAGGTATATTATTTATATCCTCTCCTTTATATGACTTATTAACAAACTTAGGATTAACCTCTAGATTAACCTGATAATTTAACTTACCTTTAGTAGTTGAATGATTTATAGTTTTAGCTACTTGAGTAGTCCATATAGGCAATGCTTGTTTCTTACCATCGCGTGTTATATAATGATTAGCTTCAAACCATTCCCTAAAGTTATCTTCGCCTTTAGCTTCTTCCTCTTTGTAACGCTCAGTATAATAATCAGATTCGATAGTCTTAGTATTATCCTCAATTACAGCTAATGCTTTAGTGATATGATAAGGAACAGAACCTGTAGCAGTACTAGTACCATGAGCTTCTATTATCGCTAGTTGCTCATTAAAGGTGCTAGCTTCTGTAACCATAGCAGATGTCTCTTCATCTAAGTATAATTGAGATGCTTGCTCCCATCTACCTATCTCTGCTATCTCAGCCTTAGATAACTCATTAGCTTTAAATACACCTGTAGCATCAGTCATGTGACCAAATCTACGTTTCATTTCACCTTTGATAGAACGTCTAAACATAGATGTTCCTAATACCTTATACGCTTTATTAAGTTCATCTTGTAATACATCACTTATCTCACTATTTCTAACTAAGAACTCATTCTCACTTTCAATACCTTGCTCCTTAGCTTTATCATATGCTAACCAAAAACTAGATGATGTATTCTGCTTAAATGTATTTGAAACATTCTTATAATATTCAGCTACCTCAGGATACTTATCCATAAGTTGCTTACGTTCCTTACGAATAGTCTCTATAGTAGCTTTCTCCTTATCAGTTAAGTCTATATTATTATATGTAGCTCCTTTATATTTAGTTATCTCTTTAGTTCTAGCAGATAGCTCACTTACCTTATCTTTCAATTCAGGCTTCAATGCGTTGAATATAGCATAATACTCAGGTGTATATTCTAACTCTAAGTTATCTATCTTCCATTGCTCGAACTCATCCATAGTCTTAGCCTTAACCTCAGCGTTATCTCTAGACAAATGTATTAATGATAACCATGTGTTATACTCATCTACGTAATCTTGATTGTAACGTTGCAATAACCTACCTTTATCATCAGTTATTGCTTTATGTAAAGCAATACTAGCATCATTACTATAATTAGCACCAAGAGCTTTAGCAATAGCATCATTGAAACCTACCATTAATCTACCCTTCTTATAGTTAACCTCTCTAAGTCGAGTATCAGAGTTCTGCTTAATAAGACTAGCGAATGCATTATCACTATCCATAAGACCATCAAAGGTAGCCATAGACCAATTAATATCTACCATTTCATCTAGGAATTGCTTAGCCTGAGGTATAACAACACCTCTCTTACGTAACACTTCTAATACAGTATCTATCCACTTAGTCTCTAATGCGTCATACGATGATTGTATCTGTAACGCCTTAGCCTTCATCTCTTTTATCTCTTTTATAAGGCTTAGTATCTTCTTATCATTTTCATCCTTATTATTAAGAGTCTTACTATAATCAGTAAGCATTTCAACATTATCATAACTAGCAATAAACAATCTAATGTTATTTAATTGGTCTGCTAATTCACGCTTCATGTCATCAGTAAACTCATTATTAGGAGTATGTAGAAACTTAGTCTGTAAGTCAAGCATTAGTCTATTCATTTGCTCAATAGTACTAGCATCTGATTCAGCAGTTAGCATTAATGCTTCAAATAGATTAGACTTATCTTTACTTATCTCATACTCACGTAATAACTTAGTTAATGCTTTATATGTCTTTTTAGTAGCTGCTGTAAATACACTAGCTTTACTAGAATCATCATACTCGTTAATTAATGCTTGTAACTTAGTTCTCTTATCTGTAAGATAATCAACTGTACTATTAGTAGCTCTAGCTGAAACTTGTGTATCAATACCTTCTTCATGTGCCGCTAACTTAAGTTTTAAAGTCTTAATAGCAGCTTCATCTTCAAATATCTTAATCAATGATACGTCATTACCTCTACCTACTTTGTTAATAGACTTGTATAACCTATTAATAGTTAAGTTCTTCCATGCAGCAAATGCATTATAATCTACATCACTATCGAATAGTAACTTAGTCTTAGTATTATTAATAGCTATAGATAATAACTCTTCTAGCATCTCTTGTTTGTTGCTAGTTTTAATGTTATTAAACACACGTCTGAAGAAAGAAGAAGTAAACAATGCTTCTACACCCGTAGTTAATATATCTTCAAACTCATCAGAAGTATGCACCTCTCTTAGTAAATCTATTATACCTGTACCATACTTAGTTAATGTATCATCTCTTAGTATGTAAGCAGGATTTATAATAACAGTTCCTTCCTTAATAGTGAAAGGAGAGTTACCAGTAGTGTCTACCACAAAAGGTAGTTTAGAAGGATGTTTATCTAATACCTCTGATAGATGTTTAGAGAAGTTTCGCTCTAAGAATTGAGTATTTCTAGCAGTTTTACTAGGAGCGGGACGCTTATACTTAACACCTTCCTCGTTAGCTACTTCTACTACTTCACCTTCTTCATTTAATACTAAACTATTAGGAGCTAGATAATCAGCATAAACTAAATCATTACTATCTACTTCATAACTTTCTTGAATATTAGTATTATCGAATTCTTTATCGTATAAGAACACTACTTGTGAATCAGTATCCTCAGTAGGTTCTGTGCTAAGTCTTACAATACCTACATGACCTACTACTGAATCACTTATCCAAAATGGGATAGGTTCACCTTGTTCGTCTACGGCTTTAGAGTTATTACCATGCTTAGCGTTATACATCCAATTACCAAACGCGGCACTGAATGTATTATCTTTAACAGCATAGTATGTGTCTAGTGCTGTCTTTTCATCATAAATCCTAGACAACCTCTTAAAGAGATTGCTAGGTTTATCATTTCCATTCTTTACTGAACTTTTACAAATCATAGTTTGTTAACATTTATTGCTTATATTATTAGTACTTATCTTCTCTGATTTTAATATATCATTTATACGTGCCATATCTACAGGCTTAGGGCTTATTATAACTTCTTGCTTAAGCGTCATAGCTTCTTTAATATTCGCTAGTTGTACATCATTATGTTTATTAAGACTAGCTGTAGTATTACTAACATCTAATCGTTGTAGTAGTAAATGAGGATTACCTCTTTCGTCATCTACGTATAACGTTGGGTCTCCAATACCATCCTTATCCGGTCCGATATATCTTCTATTAACCTCAGTAGTTCTATAGAACATATACTTACCGTCAGCATCCTCAACCTTTACTACTTCTGACCTCATAATACGATGTGAGAATCTATTTGAACCATTAGACTTAGTAGCGTTTAACATATACTCTTCCCCTATCGCTAAGCTAGGAGCATCAGGTAGAATAGCAGCATTCTCAGATAACTGCTGAGATACATAATTCTTTAATATACCTGCATTCATATGAACGCTACCATCTTCTTTAAACATATCCTCAACTTGATATAGACCATGTTGTATCTCAAAGGTTTCCCCTATTAATACATCATAAGGTATTATTCTATTGAATGAGTTATAAGCATTACTAAAGTTAACAGTTATAAAGTTATGCTTAACTAAGTTAATCATAAGCTCTCTAATGTATAAGTCTTCACTTTGAAACATAGACATAAAGCTTTCTTGTAACACTTGTTCTTGTAATTCATTCTTACTAACTAGTGTAAAGTTAATATGATGATAACCCCTCATAGCTACTCTATTAGCATCCGTTTCAGGTATAAGATAATACAGAAGGTTACTATCATTAATTATATTACTATTAGTCTTCTTAACATACTCCAACTGTTGACCTACACTCAGTTCTCTGAATTTACTAAATTCAAGTGATTTATCAAAATTAAACACTTTATTTATTCCTAATAGTCTATGCTCATCCCCTTTAGATAGATTTAGAGCATCTTTAGGAGAATTAAATCTAATAGCGAAGTTATTAATAACAGATACTATTTGATTGCTTAAAGCTCCATATTCATTAACAGGAGTTCCATACATTTTAGAAACAGTATCGAATATCTCAGCATACATTCTATTATCTCTACTATAAGGTAGAAAGTCTTTGTATAGTTCTTTATATCGCATTACACCTTCGATTAGATATGTCTCTAATAAAGGGTAACTAGATGTTAAAGTCTGTTCAACCTTACCTTTAGTTAAATCTATATCGTAACCATTAACATAATGTTTAAAGAAGTTAGGATATACAGCCTGCATTAAATCACTACCACCTCTAGTAGTTATAGCCTTAGTTGAATTATTACTATACTCTACAATGTTATCTAATATACTATTATTTTCATCAATCGTTGCACCTAAACCTTTCTTATCAAAATTTAATGTATCAATAACACTTCTTAAGTCTTTACCTATCTGTTCAGCATCTTTAAGTCTATTAAGTATTATGAATTGATTCTTATCATATTTAAACTTCTTGCTAGTACTAAGCTCACTATAATTAGCATAGTTTACAATGTTAGCTCTAAGTTGTTCAGTATTCATAGTAAAGTCATCAGATGCTTCATACACCTTATCTAATCCTAACTCAGCGAATTGTTTAGTAGTTATACTCTTGTAATATGAATTAGCTACTTTCTTCTTAACTGCTTCATAGACTTTTAACATATCCTCTGCTGACTTATCCTCAGGTTTAACACCTTTAGCTTTAAGTAGTCTAGTATATTCATCTACTGTTAAGTCTTTGAATACACGATTCATTAATTTTATCTTAGTCTGACCAAATACATTAATACCATTACCTTGCTCTATCAATCGTTTAGATTCTTGCATTGATTCTAAAGTCATAGCCATAACCTCTTGACCCATCATGTAGTTAGCAAACTTGGTATCCCCACTGTATGCTAATCCTGACCATACACCAAAACTCTCTATAGTTAAGTTAGGTACTAGTGGTGCTTTAACAGCATCAGCTGCTTGGTCAATTATCTGAGCAAATGATTCTAATATATTATCCCCATATACATTTGTAAATGAATTATTATGAGTATAACCAATAGTCTTACTTGTTATAATAACAGCAGTATCGGTAGGAGCGACAACCTTAGATATAACTTTTACATTATCTTTACCGTACTTACGCTCTAACTTAGCTTTCCAATCTTTACCGTATAACTCAACGATAGTCGCTTTAGAATATGGGATGGACACTAGATTCCCCGTGTAAGAGAAGGCAGCCTTCAAACCCTGCAATGTTGCAAGTCCTATATTAGTATTCGCACCCGCAGCTAATACACGTTTACCATTATTAGCATCATTCCTAAACGCTAGTTGCTGAAAAGGGTTAGCTGCACTATAATTAGTCTTACTATCTAGTATAGACCTTATATCTTCACTATCTTGTTTTAATGACTCGAAGTAAGCAGGAGACATAACCTCATCTACTAATGCAGGGCTAGATAATACTTTAGCTAATATATAAGCTACTTCATTCTGAGTAATCTTCTTATCAAATAATGCATCATCCTCTGTTCTATCACTTTCCTTTAATACATCTATCTTAACTCTACCTTCTTCATTACGTTGAATAAGATTAAAAGTATTAACATAGAAACTATCAATATCAAAGTCACTACCAGTCTTGTCTATTACCGAATCAGGTAACATAACAGTACTACCTAGTTTTTCATCTAAGAAACCTTTAACTTCTAGTCTCATAGCACTATGCTTTCCTGATGTAGGAATCCTATAACCTGATAACATCTTAGCTGCATCAGTAAGCTGATTAATATCTACAACATTACCATTAACTACTAAGTCTTTAGTCCAATAAGGCAATAGTATCTCATATACTAACTCACCTTCATCATTGAAGTATTCTTTTAATTCAGTAGAGCCTTTAGCTTCTTCAAACTGCATACTGTTACCAGTCATAGCATTACTAAGTAATACAGCGTGTAAACCCGGAAGCTTAAGATTAGTTATATTATTTCTAGGAATACCTGTTAATATACTTTGGTTCTTACTATAATTAGCACTGAATGTAACAGGTACTTTAGTTTTAACTCCTGTAATTGAAGGTACAACATCTTCTAGATATCTCATCTGATTAGGAGATAGATTCAAATCAGTAGCTCCTTGTTTTAATCTCTCTAGTAATGTTTTATAATCACCATTATCTAAATCTTTAGAAACTTCCTCACCAGTTATGTTTATTAACTTAACCACGCTTTCGTTAAACTTATCGAATACCTCTTTACCGTTAAGTCCATCATAGTATTTAATATCAGGATGAAGATTAGTAAGTATTAGTTTCATTAACTGAATACCTGCTTTATTCTCTGTATCACGAATATGGTCAGGAACTTCTAACTGAATACGATAAGCAGAGTTATTAAGATTAATCACTTTCAAGTTATCGAATCCTTTCTCATTTACCTCACTACCGTTGAATATATCATTAACTACTGTTTGTCCTAATTTCATAGCGGTAGGCATTATGAACTCGTCTATCCCTTGCTCTTCCATAGCTTTAGTCATATCTGCTAAAACTGTACCTTGTACTAATTCAGGAATTAAAGGAACTAATGAATACTTAACCATTACACTATGGAAATCATTAGTAGCTTTATTATAAACTCTATCATATAAGAAAGGCTTAAGCACTTGTAAAGCATTAACAATATCATTAACGGCAATACCTTCTTTCATAGAATATACATAAGCCCCATCTACAAGTTCAGCGTACATGATAGAACTAATCTTATCAAACAACCCTTGACTACGCATTATCTCTCCGTAACGTTGAACAGTTGCCCATCCCTGAGCATCAGCAATATCAGTTAAAGAACCATTATAGAAATCCTTAATAATCTTAAAGTGTTTCTTATTCTCAATCTTATCATCTAATTGTTGCATGAACTCCTCACTAAGACTCTTAGCTTGTATCTCATTACCAACTGCTAACTTGTATTGCTTCTTACCTCCTATTAACGCTAATCCTAATCCAGAACTACTCGGACCTTTAGCTCTCTTAGTAGTATCTAACATGTAAGGAAACTCACTCTCAGTTCCGAATATAAAGTTCTGTTGTTCTATATAACTAAGATGACTATTCAATAGATATTCTAATGTTATAAGTCTATCCGCTATAGCTTCATTTGATTCTTTTAAATCAGTTAACAACTCATTAGATAACATCAAGTTTAGATTACCAGCATCCTTTAGTGTTGTATCAAAGAACTGTTCTATATGATTCATTATGATGTCACTACTATTAGCCTTATTAACTAAGTTAATAGCTCCATTATTAAATAGAGAAGTTTCTTCATTTAAACTAGGTATAGAGTAATATGTAAATACATTACCCTCCATGTTCATGAACCCTCTATCATCCATTGTATATATCATAGGTTTCTTAGACCCATCTTCCTGCTTTACTAACTTATAATCTCTATTAGGAACTAAGCCGTCAACGTTAAATGAACCATCACTATTAAGATATTGTTCCTGTATAACATAGTTACCTTTATCGTCAGTTATATAATTACCCTTATCATCAGCTTGCATCATTAACTCTAAAGTAGCTTTCATTCTAGAACGCTCTTGCATAACAGCTCTACTATAAGCTCTGAATATACTATCACTTCGTCTTATAGCATGACCTACATTAACGCCTTTCTTCTTTTTAGCTCTAACCGGAAATACTGTATGTTCTATACTATACTGAGCAGGTGCATCTGATAGTTGCATTATAGGTAATATACTAGTATAACCAAAGTGGGTATAATCCATTCTATACTCACCTTCATCATTCTCAACTAATGAGTTCTTACTAGTCCTATGTAGATGTGACATGTATTTATATATCTGAGTATTTAAGAACTCAACATTATCAATACTAGCAGGCTTAATACCCTTCTTAGTAACCTCATACTTAATACCACCATCTTTATGTAGTATTAGTTTCTTCATCTGTTTAACGATTAACTCTTTAACTCTAGTTACTTCTGCTTCATCGCTTTTGTCAATATTATTATAGGTATCGCTTACAGTTATAAACCAATTAGAGTTGTTAAACCATGCAGTCTGCATAAGTTCATCTATGTATTCAACAGTATCCTTATTACCTGCATGTGCCTTACTAATCCAATCAGTTAAGAAACTAGCATGTAGTAAATCATTCTCTACATTACCCTCAGTATTAAGATAACTATGCTCTATCACATCAAAGATATAACTATCAAAGTGACCAACTATATCACGTAAATTATTGATAAGATGTCGTTGGCTGGATTTGTTAATCTCTCCTGCTTCTATGACGGGGGAGCTATCCGAACTCATGGTTTCTATCATATCCTTAACCTTAGATAGGATAATACCCACATTCTCATAGTTACCTGCTTTATCACGATAGTAGTTATTCATTACCACCTCTATTGCTTGTCTAGGTATGTTAACATCTAAGTGATTGAACACTTCATCCAACTTACCTATCTTAGTATTGATTTGTTTAGCTGATAGTTTCTTACTCTTAGTAGGATTATTAATATTCATTATCCTAGTAGAGTTGTCAGCTATTAATTCTTTTATAATCTCACTAACCTTATCAAAGTTATATAGATTATTATCTAAACCTATTAATTGTCTATTAAGTATCTCAAATCTCTTCTTTTCATTAAATGATTTGATACTATTATAAGTAGACATCTTTAGTCTAGTATGACTCTTACCGTCTTCATCTTGTACAGTAATCCTTTGATATAACTGATAAGAAGTAGGAAGTAAAGCTTTATTAAAGTTAGCGTAAAACGCAGACCTAAGATTAGCATCATCTATTAGTATTTGCTCTAATGCAGCTAGACTAGGGTTAATCTCAATACGCTCATGTAACTTATCCATCATATGCTCCATAGATGTAATGTTAGCTAATGATGAGTATAAGTCCATAAGTGTATCATTAACATTTATTAACTCATTCAATCCTGTAAACGGGTTTATTACCTGTTCTGTAGAATTAGTCATAATGTTGAAATGATGCTTACTTAAACCTTTAAGTGTCTCAGCTACTACATTTAAAGTTGATTCTTTTATACTCCTAGAGTTAGTCTTATCTATAAGCATTGATAATAAACTATCATATTCATTACCATTCAGAGCTTCATTATCTAACTTAGTATTAAGCTTAATAATATCCTCATTATTGATAGTCATATGATTCATAAACATAGACCATAGGGTATTAGTATTATTTAACTCTAATACTATATTATCTACAAATGACTTATAAGATTCTACTCTTAGTATTTCACCATCTAATATCTCTAGTTTCTGCTTACTGAATCTACCTTTCTTTAAAGATATAGCTTTAACCTTTTGCTTACTTTCTATCTCTTTAGTTAAAGCATGACTATAAGTATTAAGCTCACCTATAACCTTACCTTTAACAAAGTTATCTATTTCTTGCTTAATTAGAGAATTTATCTTTTTATCATTAGCATTAGGATTAGCACCTCTAACAGATTCAGCTAACTTAGCATCTAGTATCTCATTTCTAAGACCTTCTAAGTCTCGTGTGATATTACCATAGAATGTTTTTAAAGCATTAAGTTTAGCTTCTCTTGAAAGTGAATCATGAGAACTAAGTCTTTGTGTCTGAATCTTCTTTAATGATTCTTTAGTTAGCCTACGATGTGTAGGAGTCTGATGATTAGCGAATGTTAAGGTAGTAGTTAATAAATCTTCTAACTTACTACCTTCAATACTATACTTATTGTTAAATGTAGATAAGATACTATCAAATAACTCACTAACAAGTTTAACAAACTTAGCAAATAAGCCAGTCTCTTTATCTCTAGCAGACTTCATATTGGATAAGTCTTCCATTATACCTGCGTCAGTTATACCGTAAGCAGCAAACTCACTAAGACTACTATAGGCTATATGGTCAGGCTTATTACGCTTAGCACTAGCATACAAACTATTAATAGCTGCGTAGTATCTCTCTTTAGCTTTAGCTACCCGTACTGATGTTTTATCTTTACTGTTCTTAGTCGCTAACTGTAATACTTTATATTCATTAACTTCTTCCTTAGTTAATTCCTCTTTCTGTTGCTTAAGAGTTAACTCGTTAAATCTAGCAGTATGACGCTTACCTGCTTCTGACTCCTCAGCCATAGCAATAGTTATACTATATAAACCTCTTTGTGCTAAAGCTATAGTAGAAGCCGTAAAGCTATGTATAACCTCATGTGTTAATACACGTGCTAACTCATTAGCTACCTCAGTAGTACTGATACCGTTTAGAGAACTAGTATATAATGTAATACTATGATTACGTTTACTATACTGACCTTCTACTACTAGACCTTTATCTAATGTAGAATCTTTCTCAGGATGTTCTTCAATACGTACAGTTAATCCTTTAGTTCTCTCCCAACCCTTAATACTACCTGTATTAAAGAATGGTTTTAATATATTAAGTAGAGATGAATTAGTAGTATTACTATTAGCTATTATATTATTAATAAAACTATTGTTTAATACTGCCCCGTCACTTAACTTATCAACGTTTAGTAATCTAGCTATAGTTCTATCAGCCTGAGCTTGTGTTTGAGCATCTCTTGTAGGTACAGGTAATGCTACGGATTGATACTTATCTCTACCCTTAGCAAACTTACCATTATTGTCAAGTAATGATTTCTCCTGCATATGAGGAGCTAATACAAAGGTTGCACCATTATTCTCTATAACGCCTGTTCTATGCTTTATTATAATCTCATTACCTTTACGCGTATATGAAGGTTCTTCCTCAAACCGACCATACCAATCATTAAAGTTAGGAGTATGTAATTCAGATATTAGAGCAGTAGCATCAATATACGAATTATCAACTATATCCATTATCTCAGCAAACAGCTTAGATGGATTACCCTTTCTATCTAGGTGCATGGGTTGACCTTCATTCATTCTAAATCTAGAAAGAGCAATACCCTTAGCCGATTCGTGGCTAGGGGTTATCTCTCTGTTGAATTTATTTAAAACTTTGACTCCTGTTAGTGCCTTAGTTAAGGCTTCAAGTGATGTGTCAAAATCATTACTACTTACTTGTAAACAATCCATATTTTAACATTTACTTATTTGTATATCTGTGTTTAATTCTTTTATATTATGCTTAACTGCATCTTCTTTTAGACTAGCTTTATCACTCTTATGAGAGAAGTCATCATCCCCCATAATATCATTAAGTAAATCAGCTTCTTCGGCAGATAGATTACTATCATTAGTATCACCTTCCTCTTGTAATGAATCTTCATATGCTTCTAATTCAGCCGCTAAATCCTCATCAGTTGTAACAATCTCTACCTTATCGGTTTTAGAACTAGAACTTTCAATAGTCTTAGTATCTAATCTAACTTGCATAGGTCTACTGCCAGCAGGGTTGAAGTTAGATATTAAGTTACCCTCACTATCAATCATCTTCTGAACATTAGTATATACTTTTAAACTACCAACTGTTAATGATTCTAAATGAGACATAAAGCTATCACGCTGAGCATCTGTAATATTATTCTTATCAGGGAAATGAGCATTACGATTTAAGTTATAATGTAAACCTTCAAGTAGACTAGGAATAGATACAGTATTACCTTTACTGTCCTCAGCCCATATCTTACCTTCGTTATCAAACTTAATCATATTATCATAAACCATAGCTAACTCATGTACATCATCTTCTTCAAATATACCATCAGATATTCTAAATACAGTTCTATACTCAGGTTTCTCATTATCATTAACATATGTAATCTTACGTAAGTCATCAACTAATGTATCATAATCCTCTAGACCTATCATCTTATCCATAATTGTATCTAGTATAGACCTAACTTTCTTAACATCAGGTTTATGTAATTTAGATACATTAAGTCTTATAGGAAACGCAGCACCTGTTGGAGTATCATTAGTAACCCAATATATACCTGCCTTAGTATAACCTTTCTCAGAAGTAGTATTACTAATAACTTTACCAGTCTTAGCGTCTACTAATACTTTATCACTAGCTGTAACGTCAGGAGATACCATAGCAAAACTACCTTTATTAGTATCAAAACTATCTTCAATACTCTGCTTTACTATCTTAGTTGTCTTACTGCCATCTTTATGAACAGTAACTGTTTCATGAACACGTATAGGACTAGGCATTGAAATCTTAGCGATAGTCATTTTAACCTCACCTATTTCACCTTTATCATTAATAGTATCAGCAACAGCATCTAATATAATATTAGTACCCTTAAGGTCATTATCAATCTTCTGTTTCCAATTAGTAAGACTAGCTGTAACATTCTCTTCATAATTAAGAATAGCCGCTAAATGCTTAAACTCTTTACTATTATAATCAGTATCGTATTTATCATTAAACTCAAATAACGACATATCCGATACATCTTTACGCATTGTTATTAACTCGTTCTCAGCAAACTCTAATAGACCTTCGATATAAGATGATTCATCTTCTAAGTAGTTTACATCATTCAGTGCTAGTGAGCTTTCATTACTCTTACTATCTCTACTTATACCAAAACCTAAATACTTTACAGCTTCTCTAGGATTATCCTTTAATAATGATTGTAAAGCTTCCTGAGACATGTTATGTTGCTCTAACATATAATCAGTAGCTAATCTATTAACAATTATATAAACTGCATCATCCTCTTTAATATTGCTATCTAAATTAAGCAATTCATTAAGCCTTTCAGCTAATAACTTATTCTTGATAACAAAAGCTTTCTTACTCTTAATATACTTAACATATTCAGTATTTGTGTTATTATCCAATGCGTTAGGGAATCCTAAATCAGGAATTTTGAATAAATTAAATAGATTAATAAGACCATTAGAATTATTAACTTTATTCTCATTACCCTCCGTAACCATAGAGTTAAGTATATCTGAATCTTCTTCTATGTTTAGATTAGGGTCAGCTTCTTCGGATAGTTTCTTATCAGTTTCTAGAGTATTA